GTAGTTGGCGATGCTTCTGCTGCTTTTGTAGTTGGCGATGCTTCTGCTGCTTTTGTAGTTGGCGATGCTTTTGTTCCTGGTGCTTCTGCTACTTTTGTAGTTGGCGATGCTTCTGCTGCTTTTGTAGTTGGCGATGCTTTTGCTCCTGGTACTTCTACAGCTTTTGCAGGTGGCGGTGCTTTTGCTCCTGCTACTTCTTCTGCTGGTGCTCCCGGTGGTCCCATTGATTTTGATGCACTTTCTGAATTTTTTCCAGTAGTTTCTCTTGATGTAGTTATTAGATTACTAGCTTTAAACGTAGTTGTTGGGTTTCCTTTAGTAGTTTCTCTTGATGTAGTTATTGGATTACTAGCTTTAAACGTGGTTATTGGGTTTCTTCCAGTAGTTTCTCTTGATGTAGTTATTAGATTACTAGCTTTAAACGTAGTTGTTGGGTTTCCTCTAATAGTTTCTCTTGATGTAGTTATTGGATTACTAGCTTTAAAAGTGGTTATTGGGTTTCTTCCAGTAGTTTCTCTTGATGTAGTTATTAGATTACTAGCTTTAAACGTAGTTGTTGGGGTTCCTCTAGTAGTTTCTCTTGATGTAGTTATTGGATTACTAGCTTTAAACGTGGTTATTGGATTTCTTCCAGTAGTGTCTCTTGATGTAGTTATTAGATTACTAGCTTTAAATGTGGTTGTTGGGTTATCAATTCCAGAAGCTTGATTTATAGCATCATTAAATTGAGCTCCAATACCAGGCGGTAGATGTGAAGATAATGAAGTACTTTCACTATATACTCTACATATCTCTTGATTTTCTATACCGAACCACTGACATGTATTACCACTGGGATCTAATGTTCCATCAGTACAAGTTTGTAAATCAGCCCTAGAACTACATGAATATCCTTTAATAATTTGTGGTTTATCAGTAACAGTTATAGTACGGCAATCGGTAGTCTCTTTTTTAGTATAAAAACTCCATCCCTGAAGAAGATTATCTTTATCATATTCATCAGAAGATACTTTACTATTTTCACAACTTTTTGTTCTCAGTATACACTTATCTACATCCTGACTAAATGTCGTACTTTCAGCTTTTCTTAATAATGCATGATTATGAGAGAAGCCTTTACAATTTGGATCTATGTTACATTTTTCTTTACACCCTTCGAAGGATGCTAGAACTTCTTTAATTTCATTTCCAGGACAATCTCTTCCATTTCTAAATCCACCAGTATATATAATTTTTGTATCACATTCTTCAATTTCTTTAGTAGGTATATTAGTAATAGGAGGAACAGTGATAGATATAATTTGTTTAGGAGCTGGTGTTGTAATGGGAGGTGGAGTAGTCATAGGAGAAGGTGCTTTTGTAGTATTTTTACATGAAGATGTAGAATATCGTTGTTGATGAATAGACTCTAGTTCTCGAGAAAGTTCTTGTTTTTTTGTACGTCTAATGCGTTTACAAATTAGACATATTCCAATTACAAAAAGTAAAAAAAATGTTATATATACCATTGTAGGAACAATTTCCCTATCAAAATTAAAATTCATTAATATATAAACAGAATTTTTTAATGTAAAATTGTTACATTATAATCTATTTCCAATATAATTCTTCAATATTAGGATAATCAATGAGATCTTCATATTCTTTATCAATAAATATTGTTAAATTTTGTGTATTAATATAGGGTGATTTTTTAGTCCATTTAGCTCCTTTTAATAGTGAATTGAGATATTTAATTCTATCAGTATGGTTCAAAATTAATTTGAATTTGTTACCAGATGTAGATTTATAAAATTTATTTTTAAGTTTCCATTCACATTGCATAGCTTGAGATTTATCTAAAAATCCATCGATAATACAAATAGGATACCAATTAGATTTTTTTCTAGTATATTTTGCACCACCAGAAATAATACCATTATGTTGTAACCATCGATTTAAAAAGTCATTTGTCATTCCTACATAAGATAAATTATCGCATACTAAGATATAAACTAAATACATTTATAGTTAGTTTAATATATTAATATTTAAATAAAAACAATCATAAAAAATTAAAAGCCATATAAAAATTATCAATAATTTCGTTCAGATGATAATTATAAGAATGAAAATATATATTCATAGATTTTAACATATTATATTGATCAATAAAATATTTATTATACATTTGATCAATTAAAGTTATCATTTTTATATTTTTTTTTTTAGCATAATCAATAAGAAAATTAAATATTTCAAAATTATAGCCTAAAGTATCAATAAAAATATGTTCAATATCAAATGTTTTAATAGTATTTTTATTTTGTACAAAATTTATTGTAATAAAAATAATAACAGATATAATTTGATCATTATAGTCATATTCTATAATACAATTTTTGGTAGTATTAATATATAATTTCTTAAATTCTTCTATTGAAAATATTTGATATATTTTTTTTTTTTTTAGAACATTAGTAATAAAATTAAATATCTTTAAGATATTTTCTTCATTTAAAAATTGTATTTTATTTTCTATTTTATAATATTTGTTATAATCAATATTTTTATAATAATATGATGTTTTATTTATATAATTAAAAGGTAAATTTTTAACATCTTTTTTAAATATAAAAGGTTGATATTGGTTGTAATATGTAATAATTTTAGATATAAGTAATGTGGCTAAATTTTTATTTCTATAATTTTTATGAACACATAAAAAATCAGTATAATAAAAATTTTGAATTTTGTCTTTAATATTTAATTTAATTAATTTACAGTGAATAAAACCAATAATTTCATTATTATGGTTAAATAATCCAATATTATTAGAAGTATTTTCATCTAAATAAAATAAAGATTCTTTTAAAAAATCAATTGAATATTCATAACTATTAGAAAAATGATTATTAATAAATTGATGTATTAATGATAAATCATATTTACTATTAATATTAATATTCCGAAAAAACATATTATTTTTAAGAATTATATTAAATTTAGGATTTTTAGAGATAATTCCCTCATTTTTGAGATATTTTCTTGAAACAGGTTGATTGTCCCAAAATTTATGATGTGTATTATATATTTTTTTATAATATATAAATATAAGACATATAAAAATAAAAAAAAATTTTTTTATCATTATAGTAATATAATATTAAATATACATTTAATCAGACGTAAGAAGATTATCTAATTCATTTTTAGTTTTTTTTAAAGAAAAAGTTTTATTTTTATTATTATTAATAGGTATTTTATTATCAACAACATAGTCTTTTAGATTAAAATTAGGAATTTTAGATAAAATACAATCTTGATTATTTTGATTTTTTTTAATTGTAGTATTAGTAATTAAATTATTTATTATATTTTTATTTTTATTCTTTATATTTTTATTTATTAGATTTGTATTAATAGTATCATGAGATTGATGTCGATTCTTAGAGAACTCATCAATATAATTTTTAGTGTTAGTAGATAATTTAAGATTTTCATTTGAAAATATTGTAGAATTATTATTTTTAAGAGTGATAGTAGGATTATTTATTTTACTAGTTAAATCAGATGAATTATTATAAATATCTAAATATTGATAATTAATATTAGAGATAATTCTATTTTTAATTATATTTTGTTGGGGAGTAATAAATTCCTTATCAAATGCAATTTTTGGATAAGGATCAATAATAATAATAAATGCTATAATAATCAAATCAATTTTTTTTTTTCTTTTAGATTTATTAAAATCTAATTTATAAAGTGAATATAATTTCTTAATATATTGATTATCAGATAAACTAAAAATAATTTCCCAAATTATCCAAGTGAAATCGTTAATATATTTATTATCAATATCATTAATATTTCTACTATGACATTTTATATAACCTTTGTGAATATTTTTTTCATATATGAATATCCAATTAAGCCAAAATAATACATTATCTAATGATTTGGATATATTCTTATTATTTAAATTTAATAAAATTTCAGATAATGGGATAATTATATTTTTTGGATCATTTTTTTTAATAAAACCTTGAATAGCATTTAGATCTTTACTTATAATTTTAGATTTATTATTTTTCATATTAAAATCATAAGAAGTTATATTAGGAGATTTAGGAAGTTTATATTTAGAAGAGAATGTAAGTATACATACAAGATTAGAAATATGATTTCTAATATACTGATCATTTCTTAAATCCCCAAAGTTTTGGGAATTGTTGTCTTTACTATTTTTTTTTTTTTCAAATAATTTAATATTTTTAATAAATAAATTAATAATAAATAAATTAGCTTTGTTAATTTCTTTAAGATATAAATAAAATAGTTTATCTAATATAAGAGTAGTATAACCGGAACAGTTTAATTCGGTAGACCATAAGATGGATTTTTCTATATTGCCAGATAGTATATTTTTTTGTAATTCATTAAAAACTTCATTTTTTTTATATCCATTAAAAGTTTTTTTTTCAAAATCTTTATGAGTTCTTGTATCATTGATTAAAAATTCTTTAGGAATTAAATTATACATTTTTATTTTTATAATAATATAATTAATTTTTTTACGAAAATAAATATTTTATAAAATAATATAGAGATAGTTTAGGATTTATAATTGCTATGATAGCTAAAAGATAATTAATGATTACAGATTTGATAGCAGTAGACATTTTTACAGGAAGAAATGTAGATGATTTACCAGAATAATAATTGGATAATAAAGTCATAAAACAATATGAATCAAATAACTTATAAGAAATTAATATACATGATAAATAAATTATATATATAATAAGATATTTAGGAGAGAAAAAAATACCGAAAATGATAAGTAATGTGCCTATCATATGAAAAATAGATAATGTATAAATCATATATTTATAGGAAATATTTTTAGGAAATAATGTCTTAATAATTTTTCGAAAATACATATAATTAATATCTTCATAATAAAGTAATTTACGTTTCATTATTATAAAATATAGAAAGTATTTATTATATAAAAATAAATATTTAAATAATTATACAATAATAATTATTTAATGAATAGTAAACTAAATTCCAATAATGTTTCTATATCTATGTATGTTGATAAAAGTAATATATCTAAAAGTAAAACTTTACCATTAAAAACATTAATAGAAAAAGATCATAGAATAGTATATACTTGGACTCCAGATTGTTCAGTAGAAGTATGTTATCACTGTCAAGAAAGATTTAATTTTATAAATAGAAAGCATCATTGTAGAAATTGTGGGAAAATTTTTTGTGGAAAGTGTAGTAATAATTGGATAGAAATACCTAAATTTGTAAATACAGTATCAAAAGAAAATATATATTGGAGTATAAGTACATATACAAGTTATTTTAATTTAAACGAATCTAAAGAACGTACATGTGAGCTATGTTTTTTAAAAATATTAGAATTAAAAGATTTGTTTAATACTATTGAAATATTTAATTTACTCCCTTTAGATATAATAGATTATCATAAAATAGCACTTGTATGTAAGTCTTGGAATAAAATAGCTAATTATTATTTTGCATTTTTACGTGAAATTCAATATTATTTACCAGATTATCAATATAATAAAAAAGAAATAAATATATTAGTAAATAATAGATTTTATTTTAAAGAACATTCTAAATGGTTAACACAATTAATATTAATAAAAGATATAGCAAATTTGGATTCAAAAATAATTCTTGATATTATAAATTCAGAAAATATAACAAATTGTTGGTCTATATGTTGTTCCAGAAATTGTTATAAGAATATACAACCAGAAGATGTTATAATATGTTTATTTAATTTAGTTTATGATCTAGATATATTAGTATATTTAATAAAAAGATTAGATGTAGCTTTCGATATAGAATTAATATGTTATATTCCTTTTATAGTATATCAATTAAGATATTATTGTGAATATGAAGAAATAATAAAATTATTTGTTGATTTTTTACTGAATAGATCAAAGATTTCTAAAAATTTTTGCAATATACTTTTTTGGGAATTAACTCAATCTACTAAAGATTTAAAATATGATAAATTTTATAATGGAATAAGAAAAAATTTAGTAAATAGTTTAGATACTGAAACTTATAATTTATTTGTTAATGGATATGATTTTACTAATAATATTTTAGAAATAATTAAATTTTCAGAAAATATAAAAGAAGATTTAACAAATCATCTGGAAAAAAATCAATATTCTGAAAAAGGTGAATTTTATCTACCAATTGATATTACAAAAAAATTTTTAGGTATACTAACAAGTAAAATTAAAATAATAAATTCTAAAACTAAGCCACTAATATTACCATGTCTATATAATGAAAATAATAAAACAGAAACATTTGATATTATGATAAAAAAAGAAGATATTCGAAAAGAACATATAATAATGAATATAATAAAATTAATGGACTATTTTCTGAAAAAAGATGAAAATTTAGATTTAAATATAATAACGTATAATATTTTACCTATAGGAAATGAGTATGGGTATATAGAATTTGTAAATAATTCATATACATTATATGGAATAAAAGAAGAACATATTTTTAGTATTCAAAATTTTATTATGGAAAAAAATCCTAATATTACAGCAGAAGAATTGAGAGAAAATTTTACAAAAAGTTGTGCTGCTTATTGTGTAATAACTTATTTATTAGGAATAGGAGATAGACATTTAGATAATATAATGATAACAAATAAAGCTCATATTTTTAATATAGATTTTGGATATATATTAGGAAAAGATCCTAAATTATTAGCTCCCGAATTCAGAATAACATCAGATATGATAGATGCTATGGGGGGAGTACAAAGTAAATATTATAATGATTTTAAAGATTATTGTACAAAAGCTTATAATTGTTTAAGAAGACATACATCTATTATATTTGTACAATTATCTTTATTATATAATTTAAAACCAAAATTAGAAGATAATTATTTTACAAAAGAATATGTAAAAGGTCAAATTATTGAAAGATTTATGCCTTGGGAAAGTTATGAAGATGCTGAATTTCAATTCAAATATAAAATCGACACAAATACAAATAGCTATACAGGTAATATAATTGATTATTTTCATAAAAAAAGTAAAAGTTCCGATTCTAATAGTGGTGATAATTCAGATACAATATATGAAACAGTGTTAAATACGTGGGATACTACTTCAAAACTAGGTTGTAATATTGGAAATGGTTTTAAAAATTTGATTTGGAATAGAAAATAAAATTTAAAATAAGTATATAAAGTATAAAAAATATTATATCTATATTCAAAAATGAAAAACAATAAAAATTCTCAAATAGAATTTAATTATACATTTGGAATAGATATCGTAATTAGTACTTTAGCATTATATGGTTTTATTCAATTAAATAAAAATATATATAATTATATTTATCATAGAAAAGAAAAAGATAATAATTGTATTTGCTAATTAAAGGATAATCCTTAATGTATAGTACTAATTAAAATATATTTATATTATTATATATTTTAATTAGTAGTATTTTCTTGTATTCTATTTTTTTTTTTTTTTTTAGCTAATATATTCCAATCATAAATATCATCTAATATTATGTCTTTTTTTTTTGCAAGATTCTCAAAAAGATTTTTTAGATATATATAATCAGGTTCTTCTCTAAAACGAAGTAATCTGCAATATTTAAGATATAAAAAAAATTCGTTCGGAATATCTTCACATAATTCTTCGATTGATGTGCTTCTTTTAATATTAAATATATTTCGAGATCTTTTACTTTTAGTAGATCCTTTAAGACCTTGCCAAGGAAGGGAACCTTTTATAAAATAGATTAACATATAACCAATAGATTCTAAATCATCTCTTCTGCTTTGCTCAATACCTTTATGATTTCTAATACTTGAATATCGAAACGAACCTGTAAAATTACGTCCTTTTTTATATTCAATATGTTTTTCTTTATTAATACAAAATTTTTTAGATAAACCAAAATCAATTATATATATTGTATTTTTTTTTTTGGCAGTTCCAATTAAAAAATTATCAGGCTTTATATCTCTATGAATAATATTGTTTTTATGAACAAATTCAATTCTATTAAGAATTTGCAATGCTATCATTATAACAGTTTTAAGTGAAAATTTATTACTACAAAATTCAAATAAATCATCAAGGTTAGGACCTAAATAATCCATTATAAGTATATAATTTTGTAATATTTTACCATACCATTTAATACATGGTACTCCACGATGTTTTTCAAGATCTTTATATAATTTCATTTCAAGTTCTAATCTAGACTGCTGACTTTTATTTTCTATTTTAATAGCAACCATTTCTTGATCATCTTTTGATATTGCTTTATAAACTTGACCAAATGAACCATTTCCTATTTTTTTTATAATTTCATAATTTTCACTTAGTTCTTTCAGTACTTCCATAAGATTAATTTATACGTCGATTTAATTTTTAAATAAATACTTTGTCATTTATAATTTATCAGTTATTTTTAAATAAATAAGTAAATTATATTAATTATCTGAATCAGATAAAAAAGTATATGTATCAATATTTTTTTTTTTATAATTTTCACTATTTATATTTTTTTTTTTTTTTTTTTTTTTATTTAATTCTGTAATACCATTTTTCCTATAATATATAACTAAATTCCAAAAATTTTCAATTAAATTAAAATTATTTTTCCACCATTCATTATTTTTGTATACTCTAAAACAAGAATATTCAACTAATTTCCAAGGAATAATTCTTGAAAATTCTCTAGAATTATCATTACTCAATTCATATTTAGTATCAGATATCCATTTATATATGTCTTCAATTGACATATCTATATGTTTAGGATATATCCAAGATCTTTTTTTAGAAGGATCAATCTCATTATTATCTATATATTCTATAATAATACCTTTCTCTAAATTTTCTATAGTACGATTGTTATTATTTTTATGTTTATCTTCTAAAAATTCATTCCATGAATTATATTCCTCAATTTTACATTCTAAAAAATCACATTTATTAAGTTTACATACCTGTAATTGATGTTGCATTTGATACCAATAATAAATAGGAGGAATTCCATAAATTTTTCTTTTTAATGGAACTTTAATTTCTAACATTATTCCTGTTTTTGTAATACCATCCGGAGATGCTCTTAACCAACTATATTTTTCATGTTCAATAGAGCCAAATTCATATATTTCTTGTTTGCTTCTTAAGCAATAAATTTTTTGAGCAATTTCTTCATATTTTATTCCATGAATACAATGAATACTAATATTATTATTCTTATCTGCTTCGGTTACATATCCAGATTTTTTTAATAGATATTTATTGTATGTACAAAATGGATTTTTATTAAAAACACTAGATAATTCACTTGCTCCGATAGAATCTTTTCTTTGTAAATGCCACAAATCACTTTTTTGAGCTACCTTTGGCTTATTTAATAAAATTTTAAGTCTTCTTTTAAAATATTTTTTTTTATAGCTATCATTAAATTTAAAATTTTCATTTAAATATTTAAATCTATAAGATAAGATTTGTTCTAGTATTTCTGGATATAAATATTTTTTTATAATGTCTTTATCATATATATTTAATAGAATATCGGATATATATTCTACCATATCAGATATATTTAATGATATTTCTACATTAATTTGATAATTTTTTAAAAAATCATTACTTATAAATTTAATATCATTATATATAGTATCATAACTCATTTTAATTTTTATTAAATAAGTTATATAGTCGTTAATTTTATAAATAATAATTAACTGTAATATATGATATAAAGAAATTAATAATAAATTTGATTTTTATTTTAAAACTTTATTAAAGAATGAATCAAGAAATATTAATATTATGAAATTAGAATTTGAAAATGATATTGAGGAAATAGTATATGAAATTGATATTTTAAATAAAAAATTAAATATTAATACTATAGAAGAAAATTTAGATGAAGTTCCCAAAAAAAAAATAATTGGAGGAAATAGTTATGCTTTAGAACAGCATTTAAAAAAACAAAATTATATATCATATAAAAGAGAAGCTAAAAATAATCCAGATATTGATGAAAAAATAGTTAACTATAATGTGATTGAAACAAATGAAGATTTAATTGATTTTATTGATAAAAATGAATATAAAAAATCATGGAATAGATTAGATAATTATCAAAAAGGTATAAAATTAAAAGAATTTATTAGTAATTTAGTAAAAAATAATAAATTAAATGATAATCTAGAAAATAAATTATATAAAGAATTAACAGAAATGATTAGATCTACTAAATCAAAAAATATAGAATATGACAAAGAAAATACAATTATAAAATCAGTAAAAAATTTAAAAATACTAGATGATAAATCTTACATTATCAATTGAATTGATGTAGTAATTATTATTTTTTGTTTTAAAGTTTTTGTTATAATCTTTATTTAAAAATATAATATATATTAATTAAATATATTATTTAATAATGGGAGGATCTGAGAGTAAACCAATTTCGGAAGAAAATAATAGTATGTTTAATAATATGTATAATTTAATACCTTCTTTTCCTTTAAAAGAATATGAGAAAGTATATTTAACTAACTATAATAAATATATAACAAATAATTTTGATCTAAACAAAAAATATATAGATTTAAGAAATGAATGTCCGCCAATTTTAGATGTTCAAAATATTCCTTTACATCCTATTGCTTCAGTATGCTCTATAATAAATTATCAATTAAATAAAAATAAATTACCATTATTTCCACCATCGATATTATTTATATATTATAATTGTAAATTTTATGGAAATATAAATTCTATTTTATCATATGAAATTATATTTAAGTCTATTGAAAAATATGGATTTTGTTCAGAAATAGATTTTCCATATATTATTGATAATTTACATTTAAAACCTTCTATAAAAAGTTATAAAAATGCTGAAGCATTTAAATTTATAAATATTAATAGGTTAGAAAATAATTTAGAATTAATAAAAAGATATTTACAAGCAGAACAACTAATACTAATAAGTATTGTATTGTATTGTGATTTAAATAATATTACAGATAAACTTTGGATTCCAGATTTAAGTACAGATAAAAGAATAGGTAGTACAAGTGGTATATTAGTAGGATATTCAGATGATAGAGAATCATTTATAGTAAAAATGGCCTACGGAAAAAATTTTGGTACATCTGGATATATAACAATACCTTATAAATATATATTAGATATAGACCTGACACCTGAACTATATTCTTTAGATCTAAAAAAAAATAGAATTGAAGGATTTATAAATCAAAATAGAGAATTAATATCTTTAGAAAATAAAATAAAAAATGAAAATAATAATAATTATAAAAAAACAGAAAATTTAGATTCACTATTTAACTAATTATATTTATATTTATTTAAAATTTGATTTATATAATTTTAAATATAAAAAAAAAAAAAAAAAAACTAATATGAATTCTTTTAAAAATGAGGATTTATGGAATATCTTTAAATCTTTTAAGGATGAGGATTTTATAGATAATGATAGTAATGATGAAAATGATAGTAATGACGAAAATAATGAAAAAAAATTAATTATTGAAAATAATGCTGATATAAATGAATATATTGATGATAGTATTAGTTCTGATTTTTGTATATATTGTAAAACTAATACTCTAATATATGATGCTGGTTGTTATTATTGTAGTAATTGTGGAATATATCAACAGAAAAGACTAGCAGAGGATGCGGAATATAGATACTATGGTGATGCTGATAACAAAAGTTCTAATCCAGAACGTGTAGGTATGCCTACTAATAATTTACTACCTGAATCATCATTAGGTTCATTAATAGGATATCGCAGTTATGATAGTAATAATTTTAAAAAAATGGTTCAATATAATTCTTGGAACGCAATGCCATATAAAGAAAGAAGTCAATGGAAAGTTTTTAATAAAATATCTAATAAAGCAAAATCAGGTGGACTTCCTAATATTATAATTGAAGACGCAAAAACTTATTATAAGATTATAAGTGAAACAAGTATATCCAGAGGTTCAAATAGGGAAGGTTTAATAGCTGCTTGTATATATATGGCTTGTAAGAAAGAAAAAGTACCTCGTTCAGCTAAAGAAATTGCAGACATGTTTGATATTGGATTACAAGATATGACTAAAGGGTGTAAAAGATTTAAAGAAATATGGAGATTAAGTTTTAAAAATAATAAAATTAAGGCAAGAACATCTAATCCATTAGATTATATTGATAGATTTTGCTCTAATTTACAATTATGTAGTGATTTGAAGCATATATCTGAATTTGTAGCAGTAAAAGCTCTAGGATCTTTAACCAATCTTGTGGAAGATAATACTGCTCCATCTGTTGCAGCAGGTTCAATATTTTTGGTAGCTTCTTTGTGTAATCATAATGTTTCAAAAAAACAAGTGTCTATTGCTTGTAAAATTTCTGAAGTTACTATTTCAAAATGTTTTAAGAAATTAAATAAACATAAAGAAATTTTACTCCCTAAAAGTGTTATTATTAAATATAACATAAATTTATAAACATTATATTTAATATTATCATAAAAAAAAATATTTTTTTTTTATAAAGATATTTATTATTAAATTATAAATCATTTATTAACTACTACTCTAGATAAAAGTCCATTAATTTGCATAAAAGTAAACCATTCTTGCTCAAGACTAAATAGAGGTTTTAATACAGGGTCGGCCTTCCATTGCTTTTTATTTTCAGGATTTTGAAGATTTTTCTCTTTGATATATCTAGAAACAGCTTTCATCATTACTTGTCGAGTATATGCTGTTCCATGTTTAATTTCTTCGCCTTCTTCTTTATGATATTGTTTCATAAATTTCTGCATAGCAGGTGTAACTTCTTGTGGTTTTTGTTTAACTTGTCTTTTTGGTTTAGTTTTAACTAATTTTCGTTGTTCCCTATCCATTTCTTTTGCTAATTTTCGAAGTGTTCCATTCCAAGTTTTATACATAGTTTGTAGATGATTAGAATCATCTAGTAAAGATTGCAGTAAAACTCTTACTTCAGATTCATTTGTATTATCTTCCTCAGTAGCCGTGGATTTTTGAATTTCAGGTGTGGTCATTTTATGCTTTTAATTGTTAATATATTTTTAAGTAATTTTTTCATTAACAATAAATCAAATTTTTTTTTAAATCATTTAATATTATATTATAAGCTACTTAATACTAATTCAATTTAATCATAATATATCAATTAATATAAATATAATATAATTATTAATTAATAAAATAATATAAAGAAATATAATACTTATATTTATATTATGGAGATTAAATCAAAAGAAAAAAAAAAAGAAGAATTTATAAAAGAAGATAGTAGAACAGAAAATGTTTTAACAAATTTAAAGATAATATCTAGTTTAAAACCCAATGAAAAATTAACAAAAAATGGTAGTATATTTATTATTGACCCGCCTACATATGTACAAGGTGCTTATAGATGGTGGAATAATGATTCAAGAATCGATTCTATGAACCATATTGAATCTATGATAGAATTATCATTTTCGTTAATAGATGATATATTTACAAGTGAAGTAGAAATGAGTACTGGGTCAACTAATGATAATAATTATTATCATAAAAGAATTATGCCACAGACATATTTTCAAAATGAAAATTCTGCAAGATTACAAAATTTTTCAATAGAATTGACAAATAGTATTAAGGGACTACAAAATTTAAAACTTACATATCATAGTGATATATCAGTTTGTTCAAAAATTGATGTTCTTATTGATAAAATAAATATTAGGCTAAGTAAAATTGCTAAATTATTAACAATTGATTCACAACATACTATGAATTCATTACCATCAAAAAAATAATAAATGATCCAGAAATTTAATTAGTTCCTAAGGTATATCCTTTACCCGAAAATGGTACAAATTCTTTATTAGATTCTGTATCATTATCATCTTCTTTATTTATTAACTGTGGAAATTTAAATTCTGGATTATTATTTTTTTCCTCCGAATTTATATTTTCTTTATCCATTGATAAGATATTAGTATTTTCATTCTTTGTTAAATTATTGTTAGCTAATGGTACAAATTCTACTTCGATATCAGTATTATCTGTAGTAATTATTTCATAAGGTTTACATTCTAAAATTTTTAAGTCAATAATTTCTGTATTATTCTTTATTGATAAAATTGAATTTTCTTCTATTATTGGATAATTATATTGAATATTATTTTCTAAAAAACTTTTTATGTCTTGTATATTATAAAATTTATCCGATAATGGCTCTATTTTTAAAAAAGTACCTTTTGGTGGTGAACAATATTCTATATATATGTCAGAATATTGTTCAATAAATAAATTATTTGCTATTTTGTTAGAAATAAATATTTTATTATCATTTGCTGAAAAATCATGAACTCCTACATATACTTCGAAAATTCCAAATTCTGTTTCATTAGTTAATTTAAAATGCATTTTATTTGATAAAATATTATCATCTAATTTAATTAATTGATCTAAAATAAGTGAATTTAGTATAATTTTATTTGAATACTCTAAATGTTGTAAATCTTCATATGATTGATTATATATAAGAAAATCAACTTTGCATTTAAATCTATTATTCATACCTTCTTTTATTATAAGGAATAATTTTTAAATTATAATCTTGTTCAAATTTAATATTATATAATCTAATTTTTAATTAAATAAAAATATTTTTTGTTTTATTTTATCAGTGCTATTTATTTATTATATAATATAATATAATGTATCAAAAAATTGTAAACCCACAAACAAATAGAAAAGTAAATATAAATAGTAAATTAGGTAAAAATATTTTAAAAAGATATTTAGATATAATTTATGGTGGATCTTCTAATGATGATGAATCTAATGATAATGATTTAGATGAAAAATTAAAATTAGCAAGAGCTCTTACAATTGCTAATGATAGAGCTAGAGAATTAGCAAAAGAAAAAGCAGAAATAATTGGAAGATCATCATCTAGACATATTGATTTTGAAAAAGCACAAGAAGATTTTTTGTCAGAAGAAGATGAAGCTGAATTAGTTAAATTAGAAAGTTTAAAGGCATTACAAAATGACCAAAGATTATATAATTTAGCTGAAAGAGAAGGTAAAAGAGCAAATGCTAAAATAACTGATCCTATTAGAGAAGACAGTTTTGAGGAACCAGAATAAATAAAGGAAATTGTAACTATAATTTATTTATATACCTTTTTTATTATTATTATGATATATTATATTATATCATATTATATTATATATTTATAATAAATAATGTTGAATATAATTGAAAATATCCCAAATATTAATACATGGCCTCTTATTTCAATAATTTAAAAAATTATATTGATAAAGATTGTATTATTGTATTTGACGAATTAGTAAATTATCCTGGTTTTGATGGAAATACAGGAGAACTCAAAGCATTTTATGAATTTATTACAGAAAATAAAGTAGATTATGAGTGAATTGGAATGAATGGAAAACCAACTGGTATGTCTGGTTATTATCATGAAATGTAGCATTGATTATTCATTCAATAAATTAATTTTAATTACTATACTTTATTATACCAAAACATCAAAGTGCTGATTATAAATTTACAATTTTATGAAAAAAGCACAAACATTTAATCTATTGTAAAATTTTTTTTAAATTCTATATCTGTATAATTATATAGGTATATTCATATATTCATATATGAATATTTATAATAAGATAGTAAATCCTAAAACAAATAGAAAAGTTAATATAGAAAGTGATACAGGAAAAAAAATTTTATATAATTATTTAAAGATATCAGATAAATTAAATAATATTTATGGAGGATTACCTAAAAAACAAAATATGAAAATTCAAATAAAAAATATATTATCTAATGAAGATAATTCTTGGATAGATTTACTAAATTTATTCGATATTAATGGACCAACTATAAATTCGATGTTATTAAAAACATACAAAGAATTTGTAAATGAAAGTATAAACAAATACAATACTACAAATTTACTTATTGATAACAAAACATCCATACAAGTTAAATTTTTTCCGAGAATACAATTTAAATATTTAGATAATATTTATGAATTTAAAGTAATTCTAATAAATAATGATATAAGTGAACCGAAAAATTAAAAAAAAAAAAAAAATTCAGTTTTATTTACTGATTTGAACAAAGATCATTTATTATTAGATTCTAAAGAAGAACCTATATCAGATGAATATTTGAAAACTTCGGAAAATAGATATTCTGGTTTGGTAGAATCCAAAGAATTAAATGAAGAAGAAAATAGAAAAACTTGATTCTAAAGTTTAGGAAAATCCTAAAAGTTAATTGAACAAATAAATAGAATTTCTACTGTTTCTTTTGAATAAAATAAAACAATTAATATTATTTTTTTATTTTATTTATAGTATTTAGTAATTGGTTTAAAATTTTAAAAATAGATATTCTGGTTTGGTAGAATCCAAAGAATTAAATGAAGAAGAAAATAGAAAAACTTGATTCTAAAGTTTAGGAAAATCCTAAAAGTTAATTGAACAAATAAATAGAATTTCTACTGTTTCTTTTGAATAAAATAAAAAAATAATATTAATTGTTTTATTTTATTTATAGTATTTAGTAATTGGTTTAAAATTTTAAGTCAAATGAGTCATTAATAATTTAATCAACTTCTTCTACAGTAGGACCACCAGGCATACCATCAGGCATACCACCAGGCATACCATCAGGCATACCACCAGGCATACCATCAGGCATACCACCAGGCATACCACCAGGCATACCACCAGGCATACCACCAGGCATACCACCTTCCGATTGATATAATTTCGACATAATAGGTGTTACAATATCTTGTAACTCTTTTTCTTTTTGTTCAATAGTTTCTATATCAGAATCAGAATTATTGTCTAGCCAAGATATACAATCAGTAATCGCTTTTTCTACAGCTTCAAAGTCTTCATTAGATAATTTTTGCTTTATTTCATCTTTTTGAATAGATGCTTTTGTCTGATATGCAAAATTTTCTAATCGATTTTTGGCATCAATTTTTGCTTTTGCTTTTTCATCTTCTACCTTGAATTTTTCTGCTTCTGCTACCATTTTTTCGATATCACTCTTACTAAGTCTACCTTTATCATTTGATATTTTAATAGATTGTACATTACCAGATCCTTTATCACTAGCTGATACATTAAGAATTCCATTAGCATCAATATCAAATGTAACTTCAATTTGTGGAACACCTCTTGGAGCAGGTGGAATTCCGGAAAGTTGAAAGTTTCCAAGTAAATTATTATCTTTTGTCATACTTCTTTCACCTTCAAATACTTGAATATTAACTCCAGGTTGATTATCTGAATATGTTGAAAAAGTATCAGTTTTTTTAGTAGGAATTGTAGTATTTCTAGGTATAAGTTTTGTCATTACACCACCTGCAGTTTCAATTCCCATAGATAGTGGTGCGACATCTAAAAGAAGAATTTCTCCTAATTTTTCATCAGTATCACCACTTAAGATTGCTGCCTGAACAGCTGCGCCATAAGCTACAGCTTCATCAGGATTAATTCCTTTACATAATTCTTTCCCATTAAAGAAATTAGATATAAGTTCTTGAATCTTAGGAATTCGAGTTGAACCACCTACAAGAACAACCTCATGTACATCTGATTTTGACATTTTAGAGTCTTTCAAAACCTTTTCAACTGGTTCTAGACATTTTCTAAACATTTGACCACACATATCCTCAAATTTAGCTCTTGTAAAACTGATATTAAAATCAATACCGTTATATAAGGAATCAATTTCAATTGTTGTTTGTGCGCTAGAAGATAATGAACGTTTAGCTCGTTCTGCAGCAGTTTTTAATCTTCTTACAGCTCGTGGGTTAGAAGATAGATCGGATTTATGTTTTCTTTTAAATTCACCTATAAGATATTGAACAATATTATTATCAAAATCTTCTCCACCTAAATGAGTATCACCTGCGGTTGCTTTAACTTCAAAAATTCCATCATCAAGTGATAATAATGATACATCAAATGTACCACCACCTAAATCAAAAATTAATATATTTTGTTCTCCTTTTATTTTTTTATCAAGACCGTATGCTAATGCTGCGGCAGTAGGTTCATTAATAATTCGTAAACAATTAAGACCAGCAATAGTTGCTGCATCTTTTGTAGCTTGACGCTGTGAATCATTAAAATATGCTGGAACAGTAACAACCGCATCTTTAACTTCAGTTCCAATATAATCACTTGCAACTTCTTTCATTTTACCTAAAATCATCGCAGATATTTCTTCTGGATGAAATGTCTTACTTTCACCTTTTATATCTACTTCAATTAAAATTTTTTGATCATTACCTTCCTTTATTTTAAAAGGAAGCATATCAATATCTCTTTGTACAGTAGGATCATTAAATTTTTTACCAATAAAACGTTTTGCATCACAAATCGTATTAAGTGGATTATTATTTGCTTGATTTTTTGCACCATCACCTATTAAACGTTCCCCCCCTTCTTCAGGAAATCCTACATATGATGGTGTAGTTCTATTACCTTGATCGTTTGATATAATTTCAGCGACTCCTTGTTTCCAAATAGAAACACAACTGTATGTTGTGCCTAAATCAATACCAACTGCTGTTGTTTTTCCCATTATCTTATTATTGTAGTTATGCTTATTTTTTTAAATAAATTTTTGTTTAAATCAAATTTTTTTTGTAAATAAACTAATAAAATTGGTACTTAAAGAAAATATCCGGACGGAAAGTTAACTTTTTTCATAGTTTTTTTCCATTCTTTTTCACTTTCAGGAGTTGCTTTACTAGATATTTCATTGAGTTTATTAGATATTTTTTTCACTCCTTTTCCAGAACCAATAATTTTAATTTTAAAACCTTTAGGACAGCACTTAATTTCTGAATTACCTTCTTTAGTAAGTTTTTCTTTTTGTATATATCCATCAGGGCAATATTCTTCTTCAGAAGTTATAATTTTACAATTATCTTTTAATAGGGCTTTTTTTTGTCTATTATAAGTAAAATTTTTATTGATTAATTTATTTTTTGAATTAGCATAAGGAGAAGATTTATTTTTTTTTTGATACATCCTATTTAATATATCATTTTTAATGTTAGATATTGAATTCTGCATTTCTTTTTTTGTTTTTTCTTCATTATTTTCTTCTTCTGTTATTATATCTTTATTTGTATTTTCAGAAGTAGTACTTATTGTATTATTTTTTTTGTTTAATTTAAAATGTCTTAAAAATAAATTATTTTGTAAATAAATATATTTTTTTATTTTATTAACATTTTTTTCTAAATTTAACAATTTACTGCTTATTTTATTTTTTATAATAAAATTTTCTGAATTTTTAGATGTTGACAGTAAATAGAACGAGTATAATATAAATAATATATATAATAAATAAAATATATACATATATTTATATATATATTTTATTAAAAGTATAACCCTTAAACAACCTTAATATTATCTATATTTTTGTTTTCTTTCTATCTCATAAAAATGTATATAAATTCTTAATAAAAATAGTATAGTAACTAACACTCCAACTAATATTAATAAATATCTTAATGACCATAAAAATCCTATTAAAAGCGAAAATAATATTATCAATACTATAATTATAGCAAAAATTGATGATTTTTGCATTTTTAATCTATCTTTGACATGTTTATTAGCAGAAGCTATAGCACTTTGAACATTTTTATTATGTAGTTCTTTTTCTTCTTCATAATCATTATTTTCTACAGCACTATTACCCATATATTATATATTATATATACATTAATTTAATTTAATTTATTTTAAATCTTTTATTTTTAATACAATTTTACTTAACGATTCTAATCGAGTAAGAGAATAATCAAATATTTCTATAATTATTTTTATAAATTCATTTATATTATTAATATTATCTAAGTTCTTTAACATTTCTGATATACTATTATCATACTCCTTACTGTCTAATATTAATAATTCATTTAATAGATGTTTACATATATTAATGATATCATCGTTATTAAATTTATTACATTTAATATTTTCTTTTATATCATCTATATTACTATATACCCATTTTACTTTGTTTTTTGTATTATTATAAATTACATCCAAATATTTATTGATATCTATTAATATAAATTCTATTTGAGTAAAATCAGCTATTTCTTTTTTTAAATCATTAGATAGAATATCTAAATAGATCTTTTTCAAATTTTCTTTAATTATTTTATCTAATGTATTATCATATATTTTTGGTATAAATTTATAATCATTAATAATATTCTGTGATTTATTCTCTCCTATCAAGTTTTTTATAGCTTGATTAACAATTGATTTTATATTTTCTAAATATACTTTATATTCATTGTTTTTATCTTCTTCCTCTAATTTTTCAATATTTGTAGAATAATTATAGTATATTTCACAGTAGATATCTAATTGTGATTTTAAATCCTGTCTTTTCCAATCATTAAAAATAATTTTAAATGTATTTAATTTTTTTACTAAATCTTCAAATAATTCTAAAGTAATATTATTATTAATATTATTTATAAATTCTATTAATTCATCACTTTTTTCAAATAATATTAATTCCTTAGATTGTAAATCTGATGATAAAACATCTTCTTTAAAATATTTTATAAGATAAGAACTTAAAAATATTTTTGGATTTATTATATCTATATCTATATCTTTATCATAATCTATTAATATTTTTAATGAATTAATAAAATTAAAAATAGTATTTAGTAAATATTTATTAATCATTATTTTACTTGTTATTATTTCGAAAGAATTGTTTTCAAATACTTTTGATAAATTTAAATTCAAAAATTTAATATAAAATTCTTTAATATATAAAATTTTATTTTCTTTATTCATTTTTTTATATTATTAGATAAAAACAAGCTATATTTACCCACAAGTATTAAATATATTAATTGTTTTTATTAAAAAATCTAGTCTAATATCTAAAATATTACTATGAATAGTTATATTCTTGAATTCTTTTGTAAAATTAAGATATCGCCAATTAGAAAAATATAGGTCCTTATGATTTTTGATTTTTATATCTATTTGTCTTATATCTTCTCTTATAAGTAATATTATATCGTGTAAATTTTCAATACATTTATTAATCAATTCATTTGATTTATTAATTTTTTGAATCAATAATTCTATATTTTTAATTTTATTTTTAATATCCAATTTTAATAATATATCATGAATATCGTCATTATAATAAAATATAGATGATAATGAACCATAAATTGAATTAGAAGCATCATTTATGGCTTGACAAAATAATTGTTTTCCTATTATTGTAGATATTACGTTAGTCGATAATGATATTCCTACTAAATCCATAGTATTATTATATATTTTTTTTCTATTTTAAAATTTATATTTGTATATATTATAGATATTATGTATACAAAAATAATAAATCCTAAAACAAATAGAAAAGTAAATATTAATTCTAAATTAGGTTCATATATACTTAAAAATTATCTTGTTTATTTAAATCATCAATATGGATCTTCTTCCTCTAGTGACAATTCAGAAGTAAATAATATAGGAATATATTGGAAAGATCCATATAGTGCTCCCTTACCATATAACAGGAGAGTATTGAAAAAAGATACAGCTAGAATAAATGAACAAGGGATTACATCGGGATGTTATTTAGCAACACAAATACTTGTTTTGAAAATAACTATTGATAATGTAATGAAACAATTAACAGAAGGTAGAGAAATGAGTAGTTCTCAACTAAAAATAATTAATGATTATAAACTAAGATGGGGTGAATTATTTTTCTCATTATTTTTTGAATATTTACATAGATCTAATACAACCGATATTAATTTTCAAGCATTATATAATCCAAGTCTAAAAAAAAAAGATATAGATTTTAAAAGTTTTAATAAAATTACTAAATGGGAAAAAATAGAATGGGTTTTAGAAGATTTAATGGAGGTAAATTCTGCTACACGTGAGCAGATTAAAGTTTTAATAAGTACAATCTATAAAGGTTTTACAGGACAACAACCAGATATTTTGACAAGACAAATTGATAATGAAAATATCGATGATATAATAAAACAAAGTGATAAAGAACCTATAGTTTTATATATTAAAAATGGAAATGAACCTGATCATTGGTTTTATATGTATAAAAAGCACATATATACAACATATGGTATGGCTGCATATATAGATGAAGAAAGAGGTATTAAAATGGAAAAAGCTGATATAGAAGATCCAACAAATGAAGGAAGTATATTGTCCCCTCTACAAATTTTTAATATGGAAGATACTCAAAATGTTGAATTATTCTCTAATTTATTAAGATTATTGAAAAAACCGATAGATACTGCTAAAGATGATAAAGAAGAATTTATAAAATTATATAAATATTTCTTTTTAGGAACAATATTAGAAAAGTCAAATGCTACAGGTTCAAGTAAATTAATTACTCAAGATAGAGTACAAAAAAGAATACATAGGGAAGCCGAGTTATCATATGAACAGCGAAATAGAATAGAGATAGTAGCATTGTTTTCACATGGAGAATATATGTCTTCGCATATATTTGATATTATCAATCTTATAATAAGTTATCATTTTAATAAAATTCATGATCCTAAAACATCATTATATATTAAACAACTTGCTGGAAAATGATTCTGAATATTTATAATAAATATTTTTACTTTATTATAAATATTTATAGACAAATATATTATAAATAACATTATCGATTCAAATATGACAGATATTATAGATTTTGATACAGTAAAAATTATTGAATTATTAAAAGCAAAATGTGAAGATAATGACTATGGAAATAATAAATTAAATTATATACTTAGTATTCTTAGAAAATTAAATATTATTACTCCAATGTATGAATTTGATAATAGTATTATTCCTTATAACATTAATAATATAAAAATACCTGTAAGTTCCCTTCGATATATTACAGAATATAGGCAATTATCACTAATTGGATATGGTGGTTTTGGAAAAGTATATACAGCTCAAAATATGTTAGATAATAATACTTATGCAATAAAAAAGATAATCATATCTAGTAAAAATTTAAAAGAAATTAAGTATGTATTAAGAGAAATTCATATTTTGTCTAAATTATCTAATAAAAATATAGTACGATATTATAATTCTTGGATAGAACCTATTTTTGATGATTCAGATATAGATGAAGCTTCTATTTCAGAGAATTCAATTAGTAATGAGATTGAAAACCTGAATATCTCTCCAGATTTTTCTTTTTATATTCAAATGGAATTATGTAATAATGGTAATTTAGGAGATTGGTTAATGGATAGAGAAACTATTGATAGAAATTTAAATGTTAATATATCTCATCAAATTATTAGTGGATTAGAATATTTGCATAATAATAATATCATACATAGAGATTTAAAACCAAGTAATATATTTTTATGTAACACAACCGTTAAAATAGGAGATTTTGGGTTAGCAACTTTAGATAATGCTCTAGATATATTAGAATCAATAGGATCTGAATTATATAAAGATAAATATGAAACAAAAAATTTAGGAACATTAGATATATATAGTTTTGGTATAATTTTGTTTGAATTATTTTATATATTTAAAACTCAATCTGAAAGATATAAAATATTATTAGATATTCATAATCAACATATATTAAATAATAACGATATAAATGATATAATTCATAAATGTATTAATAAGATAATAAATAATAGATATGATATTAAAAGTTTAAAGCAAATATTTAATAATTTAAAACAATTTAATAAAAAACGATTAAGTATTGATGAATATTTACTATAGATTTTTAACATTTTTTAAATGGTTTTAATAAATATATTACTATACTACTTATAAAAATTCCTTTATAAAAACTTACTCTTCTTTTATTAGCTGATTCGTTTTTTATTTTTACTAAATGAGGATAATTATCAACGGCATTTTTAAAGGGTGTTCCATATTTTCTAGTTACTATCAAATAATAAATAGATGTAAATATATATATTAATAATATGTATGCTAAAAATATTGGTATTTTACAATATTTCATATATATAATATTTAAAAAAATTTGATCATATCTATTCAATTATAAATTTATATCTAAATGTCTATAACTCCTAATGAGATATTGTCTGATAAAAACTTTATAAGTATCCCTCTTGTTGGTAATAAATATTTTGAAAAAAGACCATCTAATAAAGATATAAATATTATACTTGTAAAAGAAAAAGATAATAAGTATGATCCAAATGCAATAAAGGTAGTATCAATAAGAGAAAAAAAATATAATTTAGGTTATATTATTAAAGATAAAATAAATTATATTAATTCAATATATGATAAAATTTCATTTTATACTTTATTAAAGAAGAAATCTGGCAATAAAATATATTATTATTTAATATTTAAATTTAATAAATAGATAAGGTAGATAAAATGCTATTTTCATACCAAAAAATAAATTCTTTATTATTTTTTGTCATTAATAAATATTTACCATATGTAATTGTATGTCTTAATGCTATCTTAATTATATCATCAAAATTATTATATATATTTATTAACCATAAAATTATTTCTTTGTTTTGTTTAATAATAGCATATAAATATACATTTTTAAATATATACTCTACATTAATATTGTATTCTATTTTTTTATCTAAAAACTCTTTATGATAATTTTTTAAATCATTTAAATTATTACTATCTATTATATTTTTACAATTTTTTATAATATTTTTTTGTAATGACATTGTAATATCTCAATAATTATATTATAATAACCAAATTTAATTAAATAAGTTTAATTTTTTATCTATTGTAAAATTATATGAGAAAACTCTATTATTATATATTTCATATTATATCAATACTACTAATTTTAGTATTATTTTATTTTTTAAAACCTAAAATTAGTGAAAATTTTGAAGATGCTACAGTTTATTTATTTTGGACAGGAGGATATGATTCAACATATAGACTCTGTGAATTATTATTAATAGAAAAAAAAAAAGTCCAACCAATATATGTTACATACAATTTAGATAGTGAAAAACAGGATGATTTTTGGGTAAGAAAAAATAGACAAAATGAAATAAATTCTATGAATGAAATAATTAATATATTATTTATTAGATATCCATATGTAAAAAAATTATTAAATTCTACACTATTTATAGAAAATAATATAGATAATTTAGATTATGATAAAGAATTTGTAGAATTAAATTTATGGCCTAAAAAAAGAAAAATACATCAATATTCTCACTTAGGAAAAATATCTTATCATTTAAAAATTCCATTAGAATTAGGTTTATTAGGCATTGATGGAGGTAAGCCATTTATTCTTTTTATTAATAAACATATTGACGAAAAAGGTCGATTAAAAGTTTCAAAATCTCATCCATTATATTATTTTAAATTTCCTTTATTTAAAAGAACAAAAAAAGAGTTATGTGATACTGCTAAAAAATATAATTTTGATGATATTATGCGAAAATCATGGAGTTGTTGGTTTCCTAAAAATAATGAACCTTGTAAAAAATGTCCTATGTGTCGTCAAAGATTTAAATGTTAATCCCAATATAGTTTTTATCGTTTCCATACCATTCTAGACTTATCATTGTAGCTAATTTACATTTTTTACAATATTTTCTTATAGTTCTATATTTATAATTTAATAATTTAAATTTTTTTATACAACCACAATTTAGTAAAAATTCACACCGATCTTTACATGTCCATTTATAACAATAATCTAGTGAAAATCTTATTTCATCCATACTTGCAGGTGTTTTAACAAGAAAATTTTTATTCCAACAATTACTACAATGATCATATTTAATATTTATTCTACAATAAGGACAAGCAGAATTGTATTGTAGAGCTGTAATTAAACAGTTTTTATGAAAAATATGATTACAGTCTATTTTATAAGAAATATTATTATTTAAATTATCATAACAAATACTACATATATCTAAGTCTAAATTAGACATATTTAATATGTTATTTATAATAAAATATGTATTTAAATCAAATTTTTATAAAATCATTTTTTTTTTTTAATGATTTAATATTTACTAAATCAAAAATATCTTCATATAATTTATTTTTCATTTTTTTATCCTCGTCATTTACATAATTCATCTGAGGCCCTTTATTTAATTCTAATAAATAACAATTAAAATTATTATCAAAAATAAAATCTAATCCATATAATTGAAATCTTATATTATCCTTTAAATTACTATTTTTACAAATTAAATTATTAAAACAATTTTTACAATGTTTAGATATTTCTATAATGTTTTTGAATAATTTATTAAAAATTTTTTCTCCTAAATATTTTTCAAGATCAAATAAACTAAATGGATTTTTATCATAAATTTTAGAATTAAGATTTAAACTAGTAAGATGAGATTCTAAATCATTATAATTAGTTGAATAATCTTTATTTGTATATATACATTTACCTAATTTACTAATATACCATTCTATTATATTATTTTTACAGATTATTAGTAAATATATTCTTAAATTTATTTTTCTTTTATTAAGCAAATATAGGTCTTTAATGTATTCTTGAACTACAACAAATTTTTCATATTTTGCTTTCAATATATAGTTTAAATCATTAGTTATTTTAATACCTTCTTTTCTTTGTATATTTTTTTTTAAAATATAGATCTTATTTTTCTTATAATTTTCTATAAATAAATTCATATCTTTTTTACTATCTAATATATAAGTTTCTGGCAATATTTTACTCGAAAATTTTCTTCCATATTTATTAAAAAATGTTTTCCATAAGATATCTTTAGAAACCATCATATCTGTACCATCTATTCCAAAAATTTTTTTTTTTTTATTGTTTTCTGTTAATAATGACTTTAATTCATTCTCTACATTGGTATATGTACATGGTAAATATATGTCCCATTTATTTGAATCTGTTTTTTTAATTTTATTTTTATCTAAAATATTTTGAAGAATTATACTATTTTTATTCTTATTACATTTACTATAACTTAGAAAATTTTCTAATAATTTTGAATTATTACTGTTATTTATCATTAACTTATTAAGTTCTGATATAATAAAACCAATAATTATAAATATAGTGAGTATAATATAATTATTAACTAACATAATATATAAAAATATATTATTTATTATTATACTTCATGTTCAGATAGTATTTTGTATTAAATAAAATATCAATTTATTATATATATTATAAAATGTCAAAAATTAATAATCAAAATTGCGAATGTCCAATTTCATTACCAAAAATGACTAAACAATTAAAACCAAAATTCACACAAAATATATGTAAAAAAAATGTACCTTTATTACTATGTAATTATAAAAAACAAAATCAATTGAATAAATCTATTTTTGAAAGAAATTTTTCTGATAATTTATCGCAACCAATAATCCCAATACGACCTAACTTTGATATTTGTAATAATCAAAAAGATTTAAATAAAGGTAATAATGTGTATAATATAAATAATAATTTAAAAAATAAAATTGTATTTTTTAAAAATATAAAAACGCAATTTATACCAGGTAAAGGTCAAGGTATTGATTTTTTAAAAAATATTGATGTAGATTCTGAATTAAAATCTTTAAATTTTAGGAATACATTGTGTGATGAATACAAACATAATCCACTATTCTCTAATAACGATTTTTTTTCAAATACATATATAGATAATAAATTTTTAAATAAAAATATTAATTATATAGATGATTCAAAATCTATAGTTGGTATAAATTATATTAGAAATAATATGAACGATAATAATTATTGTTCTACTCATAATAATTGCACAAATATGAGTGAATTCAGAAGATGTAATAAAAAAGATAATAGAGCAATACTATTAAAAACCAATGTGGAAAATTGTCCAAAAATGCAAGTAGGACCGGAAAGAAAAAATCATACTTGTGAAAATTTATGGAGTAATGTTACAAGAAGAAAACATTTAATTCCTTAAAAAAGTCAATAAACATTTAATTCATCTTAATTTCTAATTATTTATTATTCTGTTAATAATTAGAAATTAATTGATTAAATTTTGAATTTATTACTTAATCTTTTTTTATTAATGTTATAAAAAACATACATTTATTTCCTTAGAAACAAGATAATATTTAAAAGATTAAATGATATAATTAAATAAATAATGTTTAATATAAATTTAAATAAATTTAGATATTCTGAAATGTTTAAACTTCCCACATCTATTAAAAATTATAATAATATAGTTAATTGGGAAAATTTAAAAGATCCTATTATTTGGGGATATAATTGTTATGGTAATAAATTTATAATTTTGAAATGCTTACAAGGGAAGAAAAAAATAATAGAAATGTATTCAGAATATTTATATTCAAAATTTTATAGTATTGATAAATGTCAAGGTGAAAATATAGGAGGTATTTTTTGTAATAATTCGTATCAATTAAATTTACAAACAGAAGAACTTATAAAAAAATTAATTATAAATAAAGAGATTATTCCTAATAAATATTCTATAAATTTATTTAATAAAGATATAAATATTTATGAAAAAATTGAATTATGGGAAAAAAATATATATATTTGGGAGAATTTAATAAAAAAAAAAATAACGTATAGCATACTATCTAAATATCTAAATAATGATGTTATTATTCGTATAATTTCTTTAATATAAATTTATTATTAATATTTTATAAATATTTAATGATAAAAAAAATGACAATCATGCATAATTTTAAATCCCATCAATACACGATTATTACTTAAAGTATTATGTAATTTTTTAATCATATACTGAATAGTAAAATATTTGCTCAATTTATTTATTCTATCTTCAATCAAATGAGAATTTTTAATATTATATCCTAAATTTTTAAATGTTAAATTATTTATAATTTCATTAATACATATAATATTACTACTACAAGCAATATTACCTGCAAAATTGAATGGTAAATAAATTGATTGCCAATTTTGAGAAATATCGTTAGTTAAATTATCTATTATTATCCAATCATTTTCAATCATAATATAAATAAATATTATAATTTTATATTTACTTATATTTATATACATGGTATACTCAAAAATTATAAATGAAAACTTACCAAAAGCACTTTACAAAATATCTAATAAAATTATAAATAAAGGACGCGGATGTTGGTTATATGATATAGATGGTAATAAAATATTAGATTTTACAAGTGGAATTGGAGTAACAAGTTTAGGACATAATAATAAAGAAGTAATTAATACTGTAAAATTACAATTAGATAATTTAATACACGGACAGATGAATTGTATGTATAACGAACCTATGTTAAAATTTACAGAAACTTTGAGTAAATTAATGCCAAATAATTTACAATCTTATTTTTATACAAATAGTGGATCAGAGGCAATTGAAAATGCCTTAAAAATTGCAAAAATTACATCTAATAAAACAAATATAATATCATTTTATGGTGGATTTCATGGAAGAACGATAGGAGCTGCTTCAATATCTACAAGTAAAACAATACAGAGGATTGGATTTAATCCTTTATTATCTGGAATTATTTACACAAAATTTCCAAATTTTAGAAATGAAATTTATAAACAAGCAGATAAAGATTTTTTAAATTTATTTAAAAATGTAATAAATACAAATGATGTAGCAGCTATTATTATAGAACCTATTCAAGGTGAAGGTGGATTAAATATTGCTAACTATAAATCTCTAGAAAATATCGCATTATTTTGTAAAAATAATGGTATATATTTAATAATAGATGAAGTTCAAAGTGGAGTAGGAAGAACAGGAAAAATGTTTTCCTATCAAAATTATAATTTAGAACCAGATATTGTATGTATAGCAAAAGGTATAGCTACAGGTTTTCCGATAGGAATTGTCGCAACATCTAAAGAAATAATGTCAAAAGTACCATTAAATACTATAGGTGGTACTTATGGTGGTGGTCCTATTGTAACTGCGGCAGCAAATAAAACAATTGAAATAATAAATAGAGATAATATTTGCGAAAAATCCTATGAAAAAGGAAAATATTTATTAGATAAACTGAAAATATTAAAAAATAAATATTCGATTATTAAAGATATAAGAGGAGTAGGTCTTATGATAGCAATAGAATTTTATCCAGAATACAAAGATATAGCAAAAGAAATTTCATATCAATCAGAAAAAAACAATTTATTATTATTAACAGCTGGTAATAATGAAGTAATAAGATTATTACCTCCATTAATAATTAGTTATAAAGAAATAGATATAGCTTTAGATATATTACAATTAACTTTTGATTATATTATTCAAAAGATTAAAAAAAAAAAAAAAAATAATTTACTATATTAATTTAATTTTATTATTTAATGTTTGATTGGAAATTTTACATATTTTTATATCCTGAGTTAGTAAAAAAATATAATCTCAAGAATAAAGACACTGCATATAAACATTGGATTTATAATGGAAGATATGAAGGAAGAATAGGATATCATATTGATAAAGACATATTTAATTGGAAAGAATATCTAAAAAATAATAAATATTTAATTAAAGAAGGTATTCGTGATAAAAGAGAAGCTATATTACATTGGTATAATGTGGGTAAAAATCTAGGTTTACAAATATCAAAATCTCAAGGACTAAAAGAGAATAATCTTAGAAATATGATTGAATATGAAAATTTTTCTAAAAATCTTGATATTAATTCAAATAAAGACTATAATATAAAAAATAAACAAGCTAAATTAATAATTAATAATAATTCTCAAGATATTTTTTCAATAAAGAAAATATCTAATTTAAAAAACTATTCTAATGAAAAAAAAAATAAATTAGAAATTAACAAATTAAAATGTGTTACAAAGGATAATATTCCTAAAATATCTCATAACTTAAAAAAAAATAATACTATAGAACTAGAAAAAATAACATATACCAATCATAATATTCACAATAATGAAACAATAATATCTGATTTAATTTCTAGAGATAATACTAATTATAAAACTACACCAGAACCTCAAAAAATATTAGACAATATTCAATCAGAAAAAAGTAATTTAAATGAAATTTCAGAAGATAATAAAATAGATCATAAAATTATAGAACTATCATCTAATAATATTGAATCAAAAAAAAATTTGGATGAAATTTCCGAAAAAAACAGTGCATTAGGTGATAAAATAACAGAAGTATTATCTTCTAAAATTGATTCCGAAAAAAACAAATTAAATAAAATTTCAAAAGATAAGAAATCAATTTCTATTAAAATAACAAATTATTTTAATATATCTGATAATAAGTCTAATAATAGTTTATTAGTTGACAATGATAATACTGAATCTCATAAAAAAGTTATAAAAACATTAAAAAAAAATGAATTAGACTTAATAATTAATAAAAATAATGAAAAAATATTTAAATCAAAAAATATAATATGTAATGAGCCTAAAATAAATTATTTTAGAAAATATACAAATAAAATAGAACAAGAGGAGTTAGATAAAAATTTTATAGAGAATTATGAATCGACTTTATCTAATAAAAATATCATAATTCAAGAAAATATAGAAAAATTTATAGAAAATTATGATATTAAATTAGTTAGAGTAAATGCTATAATTAAATATCGTTATGAAAATACTGTTCATCTATTAAATACATTAAATTATTATAAAGATGTAAAAAATATAATATTATTTATTTATAATTTAGATGAGAGTACAAAAGAATTAGCGAAATATTATAATGTATCAATTGAATATATAGAAAAATTTGATAATATAATCAATAATAGTAATAATATATCATTTTATGGTGAAATAAATAATAATATTCTTATTGATAAATTATTTTTTGAAAATAATCAATATAATTATGCTTATGAGTATAGAAAAAATGATATCATAAATTATATATATCCTGTAGAGGTTTTAGAAAAAAAAAAATGTATTAATGATAAAAATATATTTATTGAAATATTTTTATCAAATATATTTAAAAATATTAATTTTGATTGTAAGCAAATAGAACATAATGTTTTAATAAATAAATTTAAAAATAATTCTTTTGAAAAAGTAATATATGATATTGTAGATAATATATATATATTAAATCTTGATAGAAGAATTGATAGATATAATAATTTAGTAAAAAGATTAAATGATATTGATATTAATTATTTTGAACAATTTTACGCTATAGATGGAAATATAAAAATTATGAATATTTTATATAACTACTATTCAAACATTCCATATTTAGAAAAAGAAATAGAAATAAGAAGAAAATTCATATCCTCATCAGGAAGTTTAGCAATATTATTTTCTATGAAAAATATGTTAAATGATGCTATAAAATATAAATATAAAAAAATTTTGGTCTTACAAGATGATATTTTTTTTATAAATAATTTTTTTGATATATTAAAATATGATTTAGAAGCTATAAAAAATATTAATTGGAAATTATTATATTTAGGAGCTAATGATAGAAATTTAAGATATCAAAAAAAAAATATAATAAATGATAAAAAATATAAGTATTATTATGCAGAAGGAAATGTTGATGGTGCGTTTGGAGTAATGATAGATCATAGTATATTTCACGAATTATTAGAGGAAATTGATAAATTTATTCTTCCTTTTGATTCAGGACCTTTAAAAACAATACAAAAAAAATATTTGAAAGAATGTATCGTTTTATTTCCAAATTTAATAATTGCTGATGTAACTGAAAGTGATTGTAGAATGGCAAGAAATCAACAATTATTTAGTGAAAATTTATTATGGAATTTAAATGATTACAGAATTTTATATAATCAAGAAAATTATCCCATTCTAACATTAATAATTTATGATATTAATGAAATATATGATGATAACATTTTAAATGAAATTAGTAATTTATATAGTAAATATATAGAAAATAATTATTTATTAAATATTATAATATTAAGTAGTACAGTTGAAGAAAATTATAATATAAATAATATTATTATTATTAAGATTAAAGATATCAATGATTATTATAAAAATATTAATTTGGGAATTTTAATGGCTAATACAAAATATATTAAAATTATTAATTTAGATGATATTAATACTAAATTTAATGATTTATATTATTTTTTTAAAAATAAATATTTTGAAGTTGAGTATGAAATATATTATGAAATAGATTGTATAAATATATATAATTGTATTTTTTTTAAAAAAAATTATATATTTACAGATGGTAAAAATTTAGAAGATAAATTTTTGCATTTAAAACAAAATAATAACAGTCAATTTATATCAAATTATGAAAATAATATTGATACTGTTAATATTATTTAAATAAAAAAAAATAATTGATATATAAATTATTTGTATTATACTATACAATGAAAATAAAGCAATTTCAATTAGAAAACAATATTAATGTAAATTATTATCAAAATTTAAATAATAATATAACGTCAATATCAATTTTTTTTAATGTAGGATCTGTAGATGAAAATAAAAATGAAAAAGGTATGTCACATTTTTTAGAACATATTTTATTTAAAGGAACCAAGAAACGCAAAGACCCTAAATCTATTTCTAAAGAATTAGATGCTGTAGGTGCATATTTTAATGCTTATACAGACAAAGATTGTACATGTTATATTATTAAATTAAATACTGATCATATTGAATTAGCTTTAGATATTTTATCTGATATGTTAAATAATTCAATATTTGAACAAAATAATTTTGATCAAGAAAAAAATGTTGTAGTTGAAGAAATTACTAGAGATAAAGACAATACAGAAAGACAGATAGTTGAAAATGCTTTTAAAATTATTTTTGAAGGTCATAATTTACAGTATTCAATTGGAGCAGAAGAAGAAAATATAAGAAGTTTTACAAGAGATAATGTAATGAAATATTGGAAAAAATATTATACATCAGATAATATGATAATTTCAATAGTTAGTAATAATGATTTCGAAATTATTAAAACTCTACTCAATGAATATTTTAAAAAATTTAAAAATAGTAATGTTAATAAGTTAAATGAAAAAAATAATCTCATTTTACAAAAAACTCCAAAATACATAATTGAGAAAAAGAATGAATTAGAACAAGTTCATTTAGTTCTAGGTTTTACTATATGTAATAGATATAATCAAGATAGATTTACATTAGATATTATCAATGTGATACTAGCTGGTAATATGAGTTCAAGATTATTTTTATCTTTAAGAGAAGAAAATGGTTTATCTTATACGGTATCCAATCATGTAGGATATTATAAAGATACAGGAGGATTCTTTATCTGTACAAGTTTTGATAAAGATAGTTTAATTTTAAAGAATATAAATGATATAGATTCTAGTCTTAGTTATGATAATTTATATGATAAAATATTTAAACAAGATAATAAAAAATTCGGACCAGGTGGATTACCAATTATATTAGAAGAATTAAAAAAATTAAAGGAAAATCTTATTTCAGATAATGAATTAAATAAAGTAAAAGGATATATTAAAGGTTCATTAAGCCTACAATTAGAAGATAGTCATAATATAGCAGAATATTTTGGAAGACAACTAATAGCAAATCAATCACCTATACTTAATTATGATGATTTATTAGATATATATGAAAATATCAATATTGAAGATATACAAAGAATTTCAAAAAAATATTTTGATTTTAATAAATTAAATATTTCAATAATTAGTGATCATTATGAAAAAGAGTATATAGAGTCATTTATTAATCAATATTTATTCGATATATAACTGTTTAATTTTCTATAAATTAATATATAATTGTATTAATATTTTATTTATTTATTAATTAAATAAAATATTTGAAATAAAGATTCATTACTATTTTTTTTTTTTTTTTCCCGAATTATTTTCAATTCGTATTTCTTTAATTTCTAAAGAACTATCATTAGTTTCTGATAGATTATTTATTATATCATCTACTTTATCATTATTTGTAGAAGTCTCTTGTACTTGCTCATTGTCATTTGGTAATCCTTGTTCACTGGAAAGACTTTGTTGGACTGGAAGTCCTTGTACACTGGAAGGACTTTGTTGACTAGGAGGTCCTTGTTCGCCGGAAGGTCCTTGTAGACCAGGAGGTCCTTGTTCGCCGGAGGGTCCTTGTAGACCAGGAGGTCCTTGTTCGCCGGAGGGTCCTTGTAGACCAGGAGGTCCTTGTTCGCCGGAAGATCCTTGTAGACCATGAGGTCCTTGGTCACCAGGAGGTCCTTGTTGACCAGGAGGTCCTTGTTCACCAGAAGGTCCTTGTTCACCAGAAGATCCTTGTTCACCAGAAGGTCCTTGTTGACCAGGGGGACCTTGTTCACCATCTTTACCATCCTTGCCAGAAGGTCCTACAATACTATCAGAATTTTCTAAATTAGTAACTAAATTTTCTAAATTAGTAACTTTTTCTTTTAATATATCTATATCATTTTTTTTTTTTTTTTTTTAAGGTTTATCAGAATTATTAGAATCCTCATTAACAATACCATTAATATTTTCTAAATAATTAATTCGTTCTTCTAAAGTATACGCATAATTTTTAAATTGTATTAGTTTTTGTTGCATTATCTTATATGATTGAGATAAGTGTTCGAAAGTCGTCATTGGAATAAAATATTTTTAGATAATAAATTAATAATATAAACGAATTTGATTAAGAATTTTTGCAATATTTCAATATTTTGCATTAATAAATTAGAAATTTAATTAAGAATTTTTGCAACATTTTCAATATTTTCATTAATAAATTTTTCTTTAGTAGATAAGATTGATTCAATGGCACCAATATAACTTTTTGTTTCTAATTTATTTTGTTCAGCTAATTTTAGCATAGTACATATAAGAGTTATTTCTTGGGTCGTCCATAAACCTTTAAATAAATTATCCAAATTAAGTCTGGTATTATGACTTAATTGAAGTTTATCTTTTATAGTATCTATTTCTTTAAATGTATCCACCTCTAAACTATGAGAATCTTCTTTAAAAGTATTTCCTATAATTTGTATATATAGATCAATTGCATGACATAGAGTAGAAGAGGTGTTATTATAACTTTCTTTTAATAATCTCAAACCTTTAATAGCATACTCAAATATAGTTTTTAATTCTGAATTATGCGATGGATTGTAAGTATGAAGTGCTCTAAAAATAGGTTTTAATAAATAATGAACTTCTTCTCTATTGTTTCCAAAAGTCCATCTAATAGCACCTTGTATAGCATTAGGTGGTTGAATATATATTTTATTATTCCCAATAGCAATTTTAGTTCCAACACTTTTAAAAGAAACAATTGATAACATAATTATTGTACTTAATGGTTCAAGTATTTGTGTGTCCTCGTTAATATCTTTATTTTTTAAACTAGAGAAAATAGCATATGCATTCTTTAGGATATTTATATTATAATAATTCAAATTAAAAGAAGACATTATAATTATTATATTATATTATTTCTTAAGTAGACATAAATTTAAGCTATAAATATTTTTTAAATAAAAAAAAATATAATTTGATTTGTTTTTGATTTAAAAATATAAATAAAATATATTAATAAATGATAATTCCTGTCAGATGTTTTACTTGTAATAATATGATAGCTTCAAAATATGCGAAATATAAATCTCTTACTCAAATAACGTCTAATCATACAGATGAAGATCTTTTATCGTCATTAGCAATTGACGGTAGGATTGCCGAAAAAATTGATGAAAGTTCAAAAATATTTAATGAAATAGGTATCAAAAGATATTGCTGTAAAAGACATTTATTAACACATGTTGATTTAATAGAAAAAATATAGATTTTAATAAGAAAAATTTCTATTTAATATTATATATATCTTATGGAATTTCTGAAATTAAATAATCCTACAGACATTATAGTAGCTATCATTATAATTATATTATGTATATATTATGTGTTCAGACCTGAAATTGAGCGTTATTGTGAAAAATTTAAATTTTTTATAAGATATTGGTTCAATTTTAGATTTTTGAGATGGATCAAAGGCACTAGTTATTAATAACAATATTTATTTTTAATTTTTTTTTTTTTAATCAATTATATTAATAAATGGAAAAAAAACAAAATGATATATATAAATATTTAAGTAATAATGAAAAAAATAAACTTAAAAAACTAAATAAAACAAGTAATAAACTTAATAAAGATATTAGAATAAGCAATGATATATTAAATTTACCTATTAAATCTATAATTAATAGATGGAGTATTGAGATGAGTAATATAATTATAGATTTAACTAATTTTTTTTCAAATTTAAAGAATAATGATAAAAATTTTAATGATATAGATAATTTATCACAAATATTAGCAGAAATTATAAAAATTTGCAATAAATTAGTACTTATATTTTTAAAAGGTGAAAGATCAATTTATTTTGGATTAACACTGATAATATTATCATTCTTATTATATATTATTCAAATATCTTCTTAATTTATATATATATATAATGAATTTAATTAATAAATTATCATATAGTAATAATATAGAATATTATTTATTTTATTTTTTGTTAATAATTATAGTTGTACATAAATTTTATAAAATAATAACACTTAAAGATTTTTTATCAATTATTATAAGTTTAGTATGTGTATATTTAATTTTTATTTATAACTTACAAAATACTAAAAATAGTTATGAGTGCTATCAAAATAAGACAAAATTATTTGAAATTAATGGATTTACATATTTACAAAATGATTCAAAATTAGCAAATATATATATAGATCTTATAGGTTTAAAATACATAAATACTTCAGCATTTAATGAATCTATGAGGAATATAAATTTATTTCTCAAAAACTATATTTACCTTAAAAAAGAATTAGAAAATAGTAAACATTCATACTATTATGAAAATGCATTACGTAGAAGAAATATGGCAATAAATAATTTACTATCTTTAATAGTAAATAGTTCAAAATATGAAAAAGATATTATTCCTATAAAAAATAGTATAATTGACATAAAAAGAATAACATTAGATTATCTATATCATATGGAAAACATCATTAATTATAGTTGGATACATTCTGAAACAAATATTAATTCAAAACCAATTGAATCTTATGGAGCATTACCTAATTCAAATAGTGATATTTTATATGATAAATTTTTGAATATATATTAATATAAAATTAAATATAATTATATTTAATATTATATGGATAAAATAGAAATAACAACGATGACTATTCCAAAAAATAGTCAACCAATTGATGATAAAGATAAAGTAGTAATTTCAGATATTTTGAATAACTTTAGCTCTTTCTGTCATATAAATAAAAAGGTAAGTGTACGCCAGGAAAGTATTGGTTTTAGAAATGATCCACCAGAATCTGATATTATAGATAATATAAATAAAACTTTAATATCAGATTTTATACCAGGTACTGATAAAAAAACTTTTCATTTACCTTATAATAAGATTGATAGAAAAATTTTTTTTAGTAAAAAAGATAATACATATACAGGATTTTTATTAGCAAGTTATGATATAGATCTTTTAAAACCTTATTTTGAAAGTAAATATTGGAGATCTGATCAAAAATTTAATGAGATAAAATATAAAACTATTTTAAATACTACAGAAAAAGTAAAAGAAAAATTTCATTGTGATGTTAAATTAGTTTGGCTAGAATTATTATGTGTTAAAGTTGAATTCAGAAAGAATAATATTTCAAAAATTTTAGTTGATAAATTAATTGAAGATGTAGTAAATACATATGGTAATGATGAAAGTGTTCATTATATTATAATTGCTATAGATATACCAGGTACATCAAATGATTGGTATAATTTATCATTAGCAAACTTTTATGAGAAAAATTTTAATTTTAAAATATCTTATGGTACAGGAATGGAAATAATAAGCGGTGGAACACAATTGGGCTATATACAATTAAAAAGAGAAGGAGATATATTTTATCAAACTATTTAAAGTTATTCTAAAATTTATATATTATGGATAAAACTACATCTATAAAAATAAATCAAATAGTTTCTTTAGAAGGAATTATTTCTATTGATGTTTTCAAGAATTTCAAATTACCAGATGATTCAAAATTACTATTAAATTGTCATGGTGATAACAAAGATTCTATATTATTAAATTGTCCGAATGGAGGTATCTTATTTAATTCAAATGAAGTTAATATTGAAAGTATGAATTATATTAATATAAATTCCTCAGATAATATTAGAATTATTTCTAATAATATTATTGAAATAGGTAATATTGAATCAGGAATATTAATTAATAATGAAAATAGTACTATTGACTTAAATTTTATAGATAAAAATCATTCTTATATAAAATTATCTACAAATAATTTTTCTCTTATCAATAAAAATAATTCTATAATTATTAATGATAAATCTTTTAATTTTAAATCTAATAAAAATATTAATTTTGGTAATTCATATAATAGTACTCTTAAGATTAATTGTAATGAAGATACTGTTATAATAGATGGAAATATGTATATAAATGGTAGTTTATATATTAGTAATAAAACAATATGTAAAAATATTTCTAATATTACTAGTAATAATAATTTTATATTTGATATCAAAAATAATCCAAATAAGAATTGGTGTATAAAAGATGATAATGATAATGGAATAAATTATTCACATAATAAAAATGTATTTGAATTTAAATCAAAAAATGATTATATAAATTTAGAATGCAGATCAATAAATTTATGTAATAATATTGATAACAATAACAATAATTATATAAATATATTAGATAAATTTTATATAAATAATAATTGTGATATTTATACTCAAGGATCTATAAAAATTGATAATAATTTAAACATTAATGATGTTATCAAATTAAATAATAAAGGATATATTGAAGTAGAAAATGATATAATAGTAAATAATTATCACATAAGTAATTTATTTAAATATACGGTGGGTTTACATTATAAATATAGTAATATTCAAGATTGTATTGATTATATTGTAGAAAACGAATTTTATAAAAATGGTCCAATATATATATCAATTTATCCAAATAAAGATTATTATGAAAATATTATAATTAATTATCCTAACATAAATTTAATTGGAAAATATTCAACTATTAATTTATATGGTAGTTTAAATATTAAATGTTCTATTAATAAAAATGATATATTAATTAAAAATTTAAAGATTATATCTTCTCTCAATAAATGTAATAATATACACTTAAAAAATTCAAATATTAAATTTAAAAATATAAATATTAATTTAAAAGATCAATCTAAAATAATTATAGATGCGAGGAATATTACCTTTGATAATTGTGAAATTTACGGAGACGATCTAAAAATTTCCAATTCTAATATAATTTATAATATAAATTCAAAATTTAAAATTAATAAAGATATAATTTGTAATAAAATATCATATCTTAGATGTTATATTGAATTTAATGATACAACTATTTGGAAACTTGATATAAAAGAAACAACATTAATAGTTCATAGTGAAATAAATACTGATTTAACTATTGAAAAATTCAAAAATAAATTTTTCTCATCTAAAAATACAATAATAATAGATAGTATATTAAAATTTATTAATAATAAAGATGGAGTTTATTACCCTAGATTAATTTTAAATCCAAATTATAATAATTAAAATGAAATTTATTTATAAATTTATGTTATATATAATATATATAAATGGATTTAAAGTCAAATAAAACCGGTGGATCAAATGCCTATGAGAATGTTATGAGTACCCAACAAAAATGTTGTTCTGAAATTAAACCAAATTTAAGTAATACATCACCTTATCAATTTCCTAAAGTAAATTTAGATAATATTACAGCTAAATTAATTGTTGATAATTATGGTAGTATTTATAAAACAACTGGAGGCGGAATCCAAGAAAATTTAAAGAAAGGTTCTGATAAATTAGTAAATTTTGTAAAAAAAGTAAATGATAATAGAATACTTGATATATATATAAAATATATGGGAATAAAAACATTAACTACAAGTACATTAGTTCCTTTAGGATTAATTATGGGACAAGATGTTTTAACAAAAGCTATAAACTTTATAATTAATAGTGATAAGCATACTAATCAAATTGGTGGAAATTACTTAGAACAAAAAATACCAGTGTTAGATGATAATCTTATAGGAAGCTATTTAAAACTAGCAGGATTAACTGCTATTAATTTATCTCCAGCAACACTAATACCTTTAGGAATTATAATGAGTATGTATGAAATTTATAATAGAGATTCAAATAAAAAGGGTGGAGGTAGATATATAACCGGTCAAGATATTCCAACAAATATAATACAAGATATAGGAGCTACGTTACAAGGACGTCCAAATTCTTTTTCAGATGGTGCTGGACATTATGGTATAAGAATGACAGGACATAGGGGTATAAATTATCACAATGAAGATATGCAATTATTACCACCAGATTCATTGTTTAATTCTTCTAAACATATGTTGAAACCATATAATGTAGATGTTCCAGGCTTTGGGGGAGACGATTTGAGAGGGGTGGGAGTACAAGATCCCAAAAATGAAATAACAATAAGAAATAAAGTTGCCAGACAACATATTGGTCCAGAATTTACAGAAGCTTTATCAGAAGTAGAACATACAGTTGATGCTACTTTTAAAAAAAATGCTAGTAATGAGCTTAGTGAGGTTGGTGCCCAAAACACACATCCACCACATAAAAGTAGTTATAATGCTTGGGACGAATCAATGGAAATACCTAATTCAATGGCAGGGGGTGCTGTTATTAATAATAATGAATCTATTAATTTAAAAGAAATTTTAAAAAAAGCCAATGAATTAGGGGTAATGGATATACAATCAAACGATACTGACAGTGAATCATTAGATATAAATGAAATTATTGAAAAAGCCAATAAATCTGGTATAATGGATATGCAATCTAACGATACTAATAGTGAATCAGTAGATCTAGATGAAATTATTGAAAAAGCTAATAAATCTGGTATAATGGATATGCAATCTAACGATACTAATAGTGAATCAGTAGATCTAGATGAAATTATTGAAAAAGCTAATAAATCTAGTATAATGGATATACAATCGAACGATAGTGAAAATAATAATTTTCATTTATTAACATCTTCTTCTAGTGTTTTAAAAGAAAATTAATATATAATAATTTTTTTAATATTAATTACTTAAAATTAAAAAAAAATATACTCTATTACGTAAAAAAACATCATTTATTTATTTGTAATTTCATATTATAGTAAGAAATTACATAACTATCTATTATAGATAATATTATATTTAACATATAAATTGGAATTATAAATATTTTACTATTATATAATTCTTCCTGATTTATAGTGTACACATTCATTTTCATTAATCTATTTATAGATAAAGGTAACATACATATAAAAAATATATAAAAAGTAATGTAATCAAAATATAAATATGCTAATGTATAAATTGATCCAAAACCTAAAAATTTAATTGAATTTTGTTCTATTATAGTTATTTTATGAATATTTTCTATATTTTTATATAAACATGTGTATTCAAGACAAAAATAACTATAAGATATACTTAAAGCAAGTATTAACAATAATTTTCCTATATATGGAATGAAGGAACTTATATTTATCAATAAATAAAAAACATTACTAAGTAATAAAAAATATATACTTTTTTCAATATTATCAATATTTTTTATAGCTTTACTTTCAATATCTAAATAATTAACTATATCACCAATTTTATCCATTGATATTAAATAAGAACAAATATATAGTGGTATATTCCATGAATATTTAATGAAATAAATAAAATAAAAAATATTTTGATATTTAATCAATAAATAATTAAAAAAAATATTTGGAATTGCTAGTAAGACTATATTAAAAAGAATTAATTTAATATATTTTAAAAAAACATTGTTAACAAATAAATTATAGATTTCAAATATGGATCCTATTGAACATAATAGACCATAGATTATATCCTTTATAATTATATAAATAATCATTTATATTAATTTATTAATAAATATAACTTTAAGTTTTAACATTCTTTATGACAATTAACAGAAACAAAAAATTTACTTCTAAAATTTATATTTGTGTTCGATTCTTTCTTGTTTATTTCTGTCATTAATGTTATATTCAATAAATGATTTTTTAGATAATCTAGTATTTTCAGCAAAATTATGGTAAATGTTATTTGGTAAGGTATTGTTTAATGAAAAAATTTCATTATTTCTATCTATCATTTTTTCATTATCTATTTTTTTTTTTTCTTCAAATATTACATTATATCCCAAAGAAGCTTTTTGCGGAATATTATAATCATAAAAATTATTTTTAGTATCATTTTTTTCATTTAAGTAAAACTCGGGTCTTTCTATATAATTTAATTTATTAAATATCTTATCTTTTTTTGTTTCATAATTTAAAGTTTCTAAATTTCTTTCAAATTGTTTGTTCTGCATTTCATTATCATTTTTTTTTGAAAATATATAACTATTAAACATATATATTAATATATAATTATTTTATATTTATATTAATATATTTATATTACAAAATGTTGAACATATTTATAGTAACAGTTATAATAATTTTAAGTTTATTTCTAAGTTATTATATATTTAGAAGAATTAGAGATTATTATCGATATTGGGATACAAAAGATTATGGTAGTAGTAAAAAAAAGGGAAAAAAAGATAGAGAAACTATAAACAGAGAGAGACAAATCAGATTAGATAATTTATATGAACAATTAGACGAATGGAACGAAGGAGAATGGAAAGTTATTGTTCCTGAATATAGATTAGATGAATCAACTGGTATAATAAGTTTTAGTTCTTATTAAAATTTCATATTTTTAAATATTATATAGTAATATTTTTATATTTTTTGATAAGATAAGTTAACGCTTCAGATATTGATAAGAAAATAGGTATATTATTATCAATTGAATTAATAATTAATTTTTGTCTAGATTTTATTATGTCATCCAAATTAATCCAACCAGTATTATATATTAAAAGTCTTTTTTTATGATTATATAATAAATTTGAGTAATTAATTACTACAGTTATATCTATAATATTATCATTTTCATTAGGACATTCATAACAACCTAATAAACAACAATGTTTATTAGTATTAGTATGTTTAAATATATTTCTAGATCTTCTAATATCACTAAATGAATAATTATCAAAATCGTATAAAAATATATTTTTTTTATTATAACTATAGATATTATGAAAATATTTTACAAAAAAACTTTTTCCACTACAAGGATGTAAAGATATTTTAATATACATTGGTTTATTATTTTTTTTTAAATAATTAATCTTAGGTAATAACTTAGATATATTAATTAAGTTTTCATTCGAACAAACATAATTGTTTAATTCTAAATCATTTGTAGCAATATCATACATAAATTACATAATAGATATATTTTTTATATAATATTAGATTTAAAATATTTTAATAGAATAAATATCAATATATATAAATTTAATATTATAATTCCTCGATAATTAATTCTCCATTTGAATCTTCACTCCATTTTCCACTAATTTTTTTGCTATAATTACCATTTTTTAATTTTTTATAAAAAAATTTTGATCCAGAGTCATCCATAGAAAAAAGATATATTTTACCATTTTCTAATTCTGCTTCAAAATCTTCAACTGAACAAATATCATTATCTTTTTCTATATTAGATTTATTATCATTAACTATAGTATCATTAACTATAGTATTATTTAAAATATCATTGTTGATAATATCTTTATTTTTTATTGTATTATTATCTTTATCACTAAATTTATTGTTAACAGTATTTTCATTGATTATAGGATTTTCATGTTTTACAATTTCTATATCATTTTCATTAATAATAATATTTTCCTGTTTTACAATTTCCTTATTATTTTTGATTGTATCAACCATCATATCAATTTTTAATTCAATACAAGAGTCACTATTTTCTGATACTTTGAGTTCAGAAGAATTTAAATCATTTTCTGAATAAGATATTGATTTATTATTATCTTCTATTTTTTTATTATTTTTAAATTCTTTCTTATCAGTACTTTCTAATATAAATTTATTATTATTTGATTCAAGAATATTATATTTTTTTTCCAAATTATTATATTTTTGCTGTATAATAGAAATTTGCTGATCTTTATCTTCTAATCTTTTATGAATAGAAGAAATAAATGAAACTTTTTTAAATTCTTCTAGTTCATCATTTTTTTTTTTTAATTCATCTTTTTCTTTTTCTAATTCATTTAATATCTTATCAACTTCTAAATTTTTATCAATATATATATTTTTAAGATTATTAATTTCGTAAAAGATATTTTCAATTTCTAAAACAAAATCAGAATTAGTAGAATGAAATTTGTTATTTAGAGAAATAAATACTTTTTCAAAATTTTCTAGAGCAATATTATTTTGCATTATTGTATATTACTAAAAATTTCTTTAATATCATTTTTTTTTTAAATAGTTATAATTTAGTAAAATTTTATACTTTTGAATAAGAGACATTGTGAAAATAAAAACCAACAAAACAAAATATCTTTGATAGATTTAAAGATAATTTTGCTATAATATTTCATAATATAATTTTAAAGTATATATATTAGTAACAAAATATAAAAAAAGAATTCAATTTAATTCAGATATGTATAATTATACATAGTAAAAAATAGTATTAGTTTTTATAAACAATATACCATTTAGTATAATAATATAAATTAAAAGTTTTGATCTGAAAGATTAAAAAGTTTAAAAGCAGAATTAATATTTTTTAATACAATATTTAATAAATATATAAAAGGAATAGACATATTAGGATATGCATTTTGATATGGTAAAATAATATCATTATAAAATTTATCAGGATTATCAAGATATATAAATGGGATATATTTGAGATTTTTGAAATATGAATTAAAATATTTAAGAAAGTTCTGAATTTTGATAATATCTACTTGAGATAATCTGTTTAAAGTTCCAAATTTATGTTTATTTGGTAAAATAATTTTATTGAAATATACAGAAGGATTGATAATTGCTTGAGGATTTTTTAAAATATTAGTAATAACAGGTTCATATTCTGTTATTCTTTTATTTATTAGCTGTATTGAATCTATAATTTTATAAGAGGATCTATTAATTTTTTTTATATGTTTATTAAATGTAGAGACATTAGTTAGATAAGAATCAATAAAAGAAGAAAATAATGGGACGCATTCTAATGCGGAAATGTATGCGTGGGACCATTGTTTTCTAGATATGTTAATAAACATTCCAATTAAATCAGTAGCATTAGCTACAAAATATTGTAAAGGTTCTTCTGCAAAATTTAGTGGAATAGCAAAAGCTGATACTGCTGTTCCATAAACAGGTACAGCTTGAGCAATATCAATAGCAGATCCCATAATAGGACCAACAATAACAGACAATGGTTCCATAAATATATCAACAAAATCTAAAATAACTCCAATAATATCTAAGGGTATTTCCGCATATACACCTATAGATGGGTGATTTTCTAAAGACCACAAAGGAAAAAAAATCCAATTAAATAAATCACTATGATTTTCAACAAAATCAATAATAGAAAAATTATTTAAAAAATTTTTATATTTTTTACAATCTTTTGTTTTGCATATTTCTTTTGTACCACCATAAAGGATATCATTATAACCTTTTTGTTTACTATTAATTCGTAAATTATGTAATCTTTTATAAATTTTAGTAATATTATTTGCATAGTTATCATAAATGTATTTTGCCATTTTATCATTTATAAAAACATTACCTTCTGTATCAGTAAAATTACTTATAGCTTTAATTTTCTGATTTTTTTTTAATGTTTTATCAATATTAATTTTATATAAATTATAAACTAATAAATTAATATGATAAATATTAGATAAGAATTCATATTTATTGATTTTATTATAATTTAGATTATGTTTTTTATCATATTTATCAATAAAAGTTATAATTTTATCTAATTTCTTATTTATTTTATGAACATTCATTAATATATAATAATATTAAATTTGGCAAGTTTATATTTTTTTAAAATAACATTTACTATAAAATAAATGAGTGAAAAAAAAAAAATATGTCTGAATATGATTGTAAAAAATGAAGCTCATGTTATTGAAAGTGTATTAGAATGTATGTCAAAATATATAGATTATTATATAATTTCAGATACAGGTTCAACTGATAATACAAAAGAAATAATAAAAAATTATTTTGATAATATACACATTGAAGGAGAAATATTTGATGACGAATGGAAAAATTTTGGATATAATAGATCAAAAGCATTAGAACATTGTAGAGGAAAAGTAGATTATTGTTGGGTGATTGATGCAGATGATATTATAGTAGGAGATTTATTTTTACCAGAAAAAATGGATAAAGATTCTTATAATTTAACTTATGGAAAAGATTTTTGCTATAGAAGAAAACAAATATTTAAAGTTGATAAAAATTGGAAATATGTAGGAGTTTTACATGAATATCCTAAGTCAGAAGATGATAGTGCGAAAACAGAGGATACAATTGAAGGTAATTATTATATTGATTCAAGAAGATTAGGTGATAGAAATAAAAATCCTGATAAATATAAAAAGGATTGCGAGGTTCTATTAAAAGGATTAGAGGAAGAACCAAATAATGATAGATATCATTTTTATTTAGCACAAAGTTATATGGATGATCATCAGTATGAAAAATCCAATGAATATTATTTAAAACGTTTTAAAATGGGAGGCTGGGTAGAGGAACAATATTTTTCATTATTTAAAATAGGTGAAAATAATATAAAATTAAAAAAAAGTAAGGAAATAATTATAGAATCTTTATTAAGAGCTTTTAAATTCAGACCATCTCGTCTGGAAGCATTATATGAATTAGTAAATTATCTTTTTTATAATGAAGAAAATAAAGATATACCTTTAGCGGCAAAATATGCGGAGTTAGGTATAGATGTACCAATAACAAATGATGTACTATTTGTATCAATGTATCTATATGAACATAAATTTTTAGATGTAGCATCTTTGGCATTTTTTTATAACCAAGAATTTCATAAATCACTAAGATGTATAAATATTATTTTAGATCGACAAAAATATCCACTAGATCAATTATCTAGATATGAAAAAAATAGAGGATTTTGTATACCTCATATAGTTGATAAATTAATTCAATATCCAGATAAAAAAATAGATGAGATAAATAATAATATTAAATTTAAATTTGGTGTAAAAATTTTATTTACAATTACAACATGTAAAAGGATAGATTTATTTATAAATACAATGAATTCTTTTATAAATCATTGTAAAGATATTGATTTAATTGATAAATTTATATGTATAGATGATAATTCTTCAAACGTTGATAGAAAATTAATGAAGCAAAAATATCCTTTTATTGATTTTATTTATAAAGGTGAGAATGAAAAAGGACATTGTATTAGTATGAATAAAATATTAGATTTAGTAGAATTATATAATGTAAAATACTTAATTCATTTAGAAGATGATTGGAATTTTTACGGTGAAAGAAAATATATCATTGATTCAATAAAAATTATTGAAAATACTATTAATATTAAACAAATATTATTTAATAAAAATTATGCAGAATTATATGATGATCATTCATTAAATATAGCAGGAGGTATTCAAAAAAATATTGCTAATTTAAGTTATATAGAACATGAACATTATAAAGAAAATTCTCAAGAATTAAATGATTTTTATACGAAAAATGCTGGTAAAAATTCTTGCGCTTATTGGCCTCATTTTTCATTTAGACCGTCATTGATAGATTGTAAAATATTTAAAAAAATAGGTAAATATAGAACTAGTAATGGACATTTTGAGATAGATTATTCTCATAGATTTTATGAAAAAGGTTACAAAGCTGCTTTCTTTCAATCTTTATCATGCTATCATACTGGAAAATTGACTAGTGAGAGTAGTTTGGAAAAACCTAATGCTTATAATCTTAATAATGTTTGTCAATTTACTGCTAAAGAAAATATAACATTAGATATTAAAAAAAAATCGTATATTAGAATTTTAAATCTCAAACGTAGAGAAGACAGAAAAAATATTATGATTGAAAGATTAAAAGAAGCAAATATAGATAATTATGATTTTATTGAAGCTATTGATGGTCAAAATTTAGAACCAACTAAAACATTAGAAAAATTATTTAGAGATAACGATTTTGGAAGTAGACGAGGGGTAATAGGAGCAGCATTATCTCACTATAATTTATGGAAAGAATTATTAGAAGATGATGATTATAATTATTATATTATAATGGAAGATGATATACAGTTTTGTAAAGATTTCAAAAAAAAGTTAGATAAAATTAAGAACCAAATAGAAGAGAAAGAATTTTTATTTTTTGGATACAGTATGTTTGATTATGAAAGACAAGAAATTAAAAAATATAATGAAACAGATACTATGGACACAGAAATACAAAATTTAAATAGACATATATATATCGGAGGATATTTTACATATTCCATTAATAAAATAGGAGCAAAAAAACTAATTCATTATATTAAAAATAATGGTATTAAACATGGAATTGATTATTTAAATAAAATTGTACCTAGTATTAATAATTATGAAGTTATTCCTCAATTAACATTTACATGCTGGAACGAAGGAGGAAAAATAATTGATTCAGATATTCAAAATAACTATGAATCTATTAATTTTAGTGATATAACAAAAAGTTTAGATCAATTTATTTTTGTACCTGATAAAGATATTATTGGTCATGATATATCTCATGCGAATGAGGACATTTATGAATTAGCCAACATAGCAATTGAAAATGATAAATGTATTGGTTTTAATACAGCTGGATTTTTCAAAGATACAATAGCATATTTACAAAAATCACTATATTTTAAAGAAGGTGATGGTATATATATAAAAAAAAATATTTATGAAAAAAATCAAGATATATTACATAAATATATAATACATGAATTAGAAAAAGAATTTGTTTTTCATTCTTCTCAAGATTGGGGAGGTGATGATATTATGCATAAGTATGATTCTTTACCTAAACTTTTTGAACTAGCTAATAATAATGAAGAATGTGTAGCATTTAATACTTTAGGTTTTTTAAAAAATTATGTTGATATTAATAATCTTAAATATTCTCAATATTTTTCTGATAAAGATGGTATTTACATTAAGAAGAAATATTATGATAAAATGAAAAATAATATTATTAGAGTAAAAATGCTATGTAATTGGTGTAATTCTAAAGAATTATGTAATCAATGGTCTAATATGTGTGAAAATGGATTTATGTGGAAAAATATTGAGATTACATGGGATAATTATAACATTGATTATTATGTAATAATTAATCAGCCACCACATGATGAATATTATCTTCCCGAAAAAACAATTGTATTTCAAATGGAACCATGGGTATATGATCAATCAAAAAATTGGGGTGTAAAAACATGGGGAGAATGGTCTGAACCATCAATTAATAAATTTTTAGAAGTAAGAGGAAGAAAAACAAATTTTCATAATAACGCTTTTTGGCAATTAGAATTAAATTATAATGATTTACAAAATCTTGAATATACTAAAAATGATAAATTAAGTAGTATATGTAGTTCACTATATTTTGACGAAGGACATATTAAAAGAATTGATTTTTTGAAATATTTAGAAGAAAAAGGTGATATTGATATTGATATTTATAGTTATGATAATAACCACTCTTTTAAAAATTATAAAGGACCTTTATATCATTATAAAGATAAAAGTAAAGGTATAGTTCCATATAAATATTATTTTATGATTGAAAATAATTTTGAAAGAAATTTTATAACTGAAAAAATTTGGGAACCTATTATATGTGAATCATTAGTATTTTATTATGGTTGTCCTAATTTAAATGATTATATTGATGAAAATGCATATGTACAATTAGATATTAATAATTTTGAAAAATCCTATGAATTAATTAAAAAAGCAATTGATGAAGATTGGTGGAGTAAAAGAATAGATATCATAAAAAAAGAAAAAAATAAAATTTTGAATAAATTACAATTTTTCCCTGTAATAGAAAAAATTATTTTTAATAATGAAAATAAAAGTATAGAATTATATAAATTTTTAGAAACATTTAAAAAAGACGATTATAGTGAATTTTTACGTTCTTATAATTATTTACCACATTTATCTATATTAAAATATATAATTAATAATTGTAATCCAAATATTATTATGGAATTAGGAATAGACTGGGGGCATTCTGTTTTTGGCATAAGTTCTATTAATAATATTAAAAAAATCTATTCAATTGATTCTATGCAAGAAGAAAAATATAATGAAATACTTAATACAAAAAACAAATTATTGAAATTAAATTTAATTAAAGATAATATTAATATAATTAATGATGATCCTATAAAATATTCACAAGGATTTGTACATAAAATTAATATATTAAATTTAAATAATATAAAAAATTATAATGATATATGTAATATATTTAATAATCTAAATGTTAATTTTGACGAAAATACTATTATTTTAATTCATAATATTATATCATTAGAATCGAGTATAGGAAAATTTTTCTCAGAAATTCAAGGATATCATAAAATATTTTCTAAACATACATCTGGGCTCGGTATTTTGTCAAAAAATAAAGACATTATTGATAAAATATATAATAATTTTCAAAATAATAATGATAATAAATTATTCCAAATAAACCATTTCTTAGATGTATCTTCAAAAACTAATTATTGTTTTATTCATAGTTGTACATTAATTGATAAAGGAACATATAGATTAGATAATCTTGTTAACTATATTAATAAACAAACTATATTTTTAGATTCAATGGAAAAAATTTATATAAATAATATAGGAATTCCTATAGATAAAGATTATGGTCCAAAATATGAAATATGTAATTATTCAGAAAATATAAATTTATTTGAAAAATCAACTTTAAATAAAATAAAAAAATTTTCAGAAAATAATTCTGATTGTAATATTTTATATATACATAACAAAGGTATTAGTTATCATGATAATAATGAATTTATAAATGATTGGATAAATTATCTATTATATTTTTTGATAAACAATCATAATTATTGTAAAAACTTATTAGAAAATTATAATTGTGTAAGTTTAAATTATCATGATGGATATTATGGTAAAGGTAATCATTTTAGTGGAAATTATTGGTGGGCATCAACGAATTATTTGAAAAAATTAAACATTTTAGATGAATCTATTGTTGATAAGATGATGGGGGAAAAATGGTTATTAGATTTAGAAACTGAGGATTTATCAGAAAATAATTATTATGTTTTAAAAAATTCAAATATAGATCACTATAATAATAGAATTTCATTTACTCAATATCAAATTTAAATTCAAAATTGATATAATTTTAAATATATATTTATTAACTAATATATAATATTATTTATCATTAATTAATAATAAATATATATTTAAAATTATATTAATTATATCAATTATATATTTTATTTTATTTTTTATGAAAACTGAACTGAGAATTGCTTCTATCGGAAATGTTGATTCTGCTAAATCTACAACTATTAGTTGTTTATCATACGATATATTAGATAATGGAAGAGGTGAAGCCAGAAAAAAAATACTCAAACATCCTCATGAAGGATATACTGGTAGAACTTCTTCTATTACACAACATTTTGTATCTAAAAATGATAAATTAATTAATTTTATTGACTTAGCTGGACATGAAAAATATCTAAAAACTACGATGTCTGGACTAAGTGGATGTTATATTGATTATGCTATGGTAACTATAGGAGCTGATCGAGGTATAATAGGAATGACAAAAGAACATATGGGTATTGCTATTGCTTTAAAAATTCCTTTATTTATTGTCATTACTAAAATTGATATGAGTCCACCTGATAAATTAAAAAATATTATAGATACTACTGCTCATTTAATGAAATGTAAAGCTGCTGGATCAAAAGAACCTATCATCATTCAACATAACGATGATATTTCAAAAATTGATAATTGGCAAATTAAAAATATATGCCCCATATTTTTAACATCAAATACTGAAGGCACTAATTTAGAAAATCTAAAAAAATTTGTTTACAATTTACCTTCTAAAAATAATTGGGATCTACAAAGTAAAAATAAAATTTTTGTAATTGATGATGTTTTTAAAGTAAAAGGTGTTGGTATTGTATTATCTGGTATTGTTACAGAAGGTAATTTATTACCAGGTGACCAAATAAACTTAGGTCCTTTTAATGGTAAATTTAAACCTTTTATTATTAAATCCATACATGATAATTTTAGAAATTCTATTGATACATTAACTACTGGTAATAGTGGTTGTATTAATATCAAATTTATAAATAATAAAAGAGACACAATAGCTAAAAAAGATATAAAAAAAGGAATGATTTGTATTCTTTTTCCTAAATGTATCAAAGAATTTGATGCTGATATTCTTATTCTAAAACATCCTACTACAATTACTAATAAATATCAACCTGTTATTCATTGCGGAACTGTAAGACAAACTGCTAAAATTAATAAAATGAATCAAGAATTATTACGAACAGGTGATAAAGCAACTGTTACGTTTGAATTTTTATTTCATCCAGAATATTTAGAATGCGGTAATAAAGTTGTTTTTAGAGATGGAAATACAAAAGGTATTGGTACAATAACGAATGTGAAAATATAAATTTTGAATAATTTAAACAATACTTAAAATATTTTTAGTATATAAATTATAATTATAATTATGGGAAAATTAAAACTGATGGTAACACCGCCTAATTATTATTCAACGTATTTACATAAGATGGAAGAACATCTAAATAAATCCCATAAAGTTGAATTTTATGGTCTTGTATTTCAGTTAACTTATACGTTAATATCCAATAATTTTAATGATTTAACTAAAAATTATAGATTAATTGTATTTTTTCTAAGAGAATATAGATTGGCATTTTTGAAACCATGTGAACCTGATTTAAATACTGAAAATATTATTAGATTTGTTTATAAACAATATGATAATGTGTATAAATTAAGATTCATAAAAGAAATTAAAAATCAATGTAATAATGTTTATCTAATAAAAAAAAAAAATGAATATTTAACTTGGTTAGTTTATATTGGAAATGAACTACCTTTTTTATGTAAATTTGATTCATATTCAAAACAAGATACCGATAACAAAAATCTTTATGAATATATTTCAATCGCTGATAAATATTCTATGATTTTAGGAATTATTGATATTATTGATAACAATAAAACTAAATGTAAATATTATTTTCCAAGAAATACTGATAATATTTATAAACTTATTTTTGTAGCCATATATGTAAATGAATTCAATATTAATTTTTATAGTGTACTTAACTAGTGTTAAATTATTTTTTAATTATTATTTTATATAATAAAGTTTAAATAATATAGTATAAAATTTATTCGATATATATATATAATGAATAAATATTGTTCTCCCAAAAGTAAAAATAATACTGTAACGTGTTTTTCAAAAGATTCTTTATTAAAAATAGCAAAAGAATTGAATAAAATTCATAATACAAAAATTTATACTAATAATATAGAATCTGAACATGATTTACATAAATTATGGAAAAATATATTAGATGTAATTAACAAAAAATATGAAAATAAATGTAAACAAGAACATTGTTGGTTAAATTTAAATTTTTCAAAAAATATTATAGATGATATAGAAAATGATTTTAGACCTCCAAAACCAATAGAATGGTACAATAACAATAATACATGGTTAAGTACTAGTGATATAAATTCTGCCGTAAAACCTTACGAAGATAAACATTTAGATTATTTATTTATTGGAGCAGTTCCTATAGATTTTGATTTTGAAATTATACCAGGAATGTGTGTATCTGATGAATTATGTAAAATTGATTTAGAAAATTTATATATTTATAAAGGTATTAGAAAAATAGGAGTTATATTCAATTTAGATAATCATAATCAAAGCGGTAGTCATTGGGTTTCATTATATATTGATCTAAATAATGGTGGTATATATTATTTTGATTCTTATGGAACCACTCCTAAACAAGAAGTTCAAAAATTAATGGAAAAAATTCGAATCAAAGGGAATAAATTAATAAATGACAACATAATTAATTATCATAATATAAATGATCAACATATGATAAAAACATCTTTTGATCATATAACTGAAACTGAAATTAAAATTCCTATTGATGTAAAAATTCAAAAAGAAATTCCTATATTTTTTTCTGATAATAAAGATAATCTATTTAATATTGTCAATATTTCAAAAAATAATAATGAAAAAATAATACATTTAAACAAAAAAATTGAAAAAAAAGACAAAAGCATTTATTTATGTCAAAAAGGATTTAGAAAATTTTATAATAATATACAATTTCAATACAAAGGTTCAGAATGTGGTGTTTATTCTATGTTTTTTCAAACTGAATTATTATCTGGAAAAAAATTTGTTGACATTTTAAAAAACATTATAGATGACGATACAATTAATACCCTTAGAGATAATTTATATTATAGACCTGATAAAGAATAGAATTAAATAGTATCTTTATAAATAATTTTTCTTTTATATAATTAAATATATTTAATTATATAGAATTTATTTATTTAATTAGAGTATACATGAATGAATGTTTAAATAAAAAAGTAGTCCTTATTGGAAATACATCTGTAGGAAAATCATGTATTATACATAGGAAAACAAGAAATCAATTTTCTAATTATTCTGAACCTACAATAGGCGCTGCTTATTCTAATATCCCAATAAATATTGATGATAAAATTATCAATTTAAATGTTTGGGATACAGCTGGTCAAGAAAGATATAAAAGTTTAGCTCCTATGTATTTTAGAGGAGCTCGTGTCGCTATAATTGTTTTTGATATAACCTCAAAAGAATCATTTGAAGGATCCAAATCTTGGTTTAATGAAATTAAAAGAATGAGCTTAAAAACAAATATGTTTTTTTTAGTAGGAAATAAATGTGATATGAATGATTATAGAGAAGTTACAACTGAAGAAGCTAATATGTTTGCTGAAACAAATAAACTTAAATATATAGAAACATCCGCAAAATCTGCATATAATATTGAAAATTTATTTTATAATATAGGAAAAGAACTTATTCTTGATGATACAGAAAATATGAAAAATTATGATTCATTGAATAATATATTTTTTGAAACTAAAAAAATAAAACATAAAGAATTTTGTGGATATAAATTACCTGAATTGTTTTGTACCATTATTTAAATATAACATTTATAATTTTTTTTTTTTTTGTTTTATATTATGATTAATGAAAAATTTAATCTACAATTTATATTTGATAAATATGATTTTTTAAAAGATAATACAATTTGTAAAGATGATGTGTTTATGATTATAATTTATGAATTAGACCATATTTTATCAAATAAAAAAAAAAAATTTATTAATGATTATTTGAATTCTACATCTAAAGAAAATATAAATTTTAAATCATTTAAAAAACTAATCAGAAAACTTTATGTAATTGATGCTTTTGAAATAATACCAAATATAAACACTACTAATGTTTTTAGAAAATTTGATAGATGTTATTCACAGTGTGATATTTATATATCACCTAATAGTAACAATATTAATAATGGTAATGAAATTTTAACCAATGTATGTAATCGACTAAATGAAAATGATAATAAATTAAACAAACATACTAGTAGAATTAATAAATCATTATCTTATACTAATACTCCTAAATTCTATGAAATATATGAAGATTTATATAGATTAAATAATTCAGAAGCTACAAAATCTAAAAATAAAAAATTATTTCAATCATTTAAATATAAAAGACTATTTGATTTTATAGAAAATTGTAATAAAAAATATATTGATAATATCCCTATTTTAACGTTGAAAAGAAATAAAGATTTTAAAAAAAAAAATGACACAAAAAATCCAAAAAAAGAAATAATAAACCTAACCACTAATAATTATTTAAGACAAATTGATAATAATAAATGTAAATCTTTGAATGAATTATGGAAAAATCTATTAAATGATATATCAAATGATTTAGAAAATAAAGCTTTATCAAAAAATATTAAATGATAATTATTACTATCTTTTTTGATTATAATACAAAAGAATTTATAAAATATTAATATATATTATAATGTATAATAAAATATTAAACCCAGTTACTGAAAAATTTGTTAATATTAATACTAAACAAGGTAAATATATTATTAAGAAATACCTAACATTATTATTAGGTTCCGGTGAAAATAAAAAAATACTAAATTTAAATAATGAAGATTTATCAGCACCACAGGATGTGATTGATGATATGAGAAGATCTGCTGAAAGTGTACAAAGTTCAATAGAAAGATCTAGAGCTGAACAGAGAGTTCAAAATGATAATATAAGTATTAATTATGATATTACAGAAAACGAAAGAAATGATTTGGATGAAAATAAAGTAGTTAAATTAGATGTTGATGAATTTGATAGTTGTTTATTTGCTAATATAGAAACATATGGTTTTGATGATAATATAGAAAATATTGTAAAAAATGAATTTATTATAAGTTCAATAGATTATGAAGAAACAGGAATAAATATTGAATTAAAATCATTAGAAAAATACCCTTCAATATCTGGCCTTATTCAATTAGAATGGTCTATACGAATTCCTGAACAAAGTATAGAGATTATAGGTACTATAAATGAATAAGGTAAATATATAAATATAAAATAAATTTTATAATTAATGGTAAAAATAGGAAGTATTAATGAATATATTTGTATAGATTTAAATGATTATTCTTATAATATTATAGAAAATTATCTAGAAAATCTAGATAATTTAAAAACAGAAGAATTTATACCTAAATTTTCATATGTAAAAATTGAAAAAATAATTATAATAAGAGACAAATGTAAAATATTAGATTATAATAACATATCTAATTATGATATACATGATATTAATTTAATAATTGAAACTATAAATAAGCATAGTATTGATATAATATATTTAGAAAATATACCATTTTTTAAAAATATAAACAATAATAAAATTTATTTTATTAATTTTTTATGGACAAATAACACTAATAAAATAAACAAAAATAGAACTTTACTATTCAATACTAAATATTCAAATAAATATTTATTGAAAAATTTTTTACAAAAACATTCAGAAAAAAATTTAAATATATTTAAAAATATTAATTTATATTTTTATATTCATTTCACAGATTTTAACCAAATTATACAAAAATTATATTATTTTATAAATAATATTACTAAATTAGATTTATTTAATATCAGATATATTATATGTGTTAATCAAATAAATTATGATAAATTATTAAAAATAATAAATAAAGATTTATTTAACAAATTCTATATTATTAATACAGAAATTATAGATAATTTTAATGAAACATGTTTAAATTTATTATATTTATTTAATCTAAATAAATTAGATATTGATTTTTTATATTTATATGATTTAGATAAAAACGATTATAATTATGATTTTTTAGAAAAATCTATTAAGTTAATATACGAAAAAAAATTAGAAAATATCATAATTACTATGAATAAATTAAATAATATAATTTTAGACGATTTAAATAAATTTTTAATAAATAATGAAATTAATAATAATATTATTAGAAATAAAAAAAAATGTATTACACGATACAGTATAGATGATATAAATTATGACAATATTTATTATAATAATATTTTACTTGGAAAAAATTCTTTTTTAAAATTCTATAAGAATAAAGATTTTAATATAAATTATAATTTTATTGATAGATTATATCCTAAGAATATGAATTTTAATAATATGTTAATAGATAAAGCATGTTTAAATATAATAAATTCTGAATTTAATAAGATTAAAAATTTTTATAATATGGATAATACAGAAAATTTAGTTTTGCTTTCACTAATATTATTTTATAATTCAACATCCATTCAACAAATTAATTGAAAAAAAAAAATTTTTTTAAACTTTTTTTAACTAATTTAATTTTTTTTTTTACTATGAACCTATTATATCCTTTTTCACCTTTTTTAGGTATACCTTTAATCTTAATTTTAATATTATATTCCTCTTCCATATAAATATATTATAATTAGTTTAATTTAATTTTCTTTTTTTTTAATTGTATAGATATACCTATATTTATATAGATCAATTAATTATCTATAAATAATATAATAAGTTAATTATCATGGAACTTTCAAATAATTTGAATTATATACCATCTTTTTTAAAAACGATAATTTTTGATAATGAATCTAATCAAATAAAATTTTTATTAATATTTATTCTTATAGCGGGCATACTATCATATTTACACGGAATGATTAAAGAAAATGTAATTAATGGTACTTCTATAATTATAATATTTATAACATTTATATTAACTTATTTTTATATCAAAAAATTATATTCAAAAAAATATAAATTAATGAGAAATAAAATTAATAGTTTAAGTAAACCAACAACATTAGATAATTTATGTATTAATGATAATTTAATTAATGAAAACAATAAAAAATTATGTATAAAATATGTTAATGCCAAAAAAAATTTTTATGATATATCTGATTATCTACTAAAAAATTTTAAATATAATTAGATTATCATTTATAAATAAAAATTTGATTATTTTATATCATAACATTATAATATATAAATGTCTATCAAAATTACCTTAGAAATGATTTATGAAAAATTGTCAGCAATAGAAAATAAATTAGATAAAATAGAAACGGCGAAACATAATATTGAAAAAATATCCCCAGATAATACAGAAAAAAAAAAAAATATTATAAAAAAGAAGGAAACCGTAAAAACCGGATCTATTAATATGACTATTCATCCGAATGGTGCTACAATAACAGGTGATACTTTTGATAAAAAAAGTATTATTAAATCATGTAAAGGATGGTATACGCCAGAAATTAAAGGATGGACAGTTAAATTTAGTAATATTGAATCCTTAAAAACTCAGTTAGAAGACTGTACTAAAAAATTTAATATTTCAGAAAATTCTACAGAACTTCAAAATATTGATATAGTAAATAATAAAAAAAATGTTATCATAAAATCAAATGACGAAATTAGTCCTAAATTAAATATTAAGGATGAATTAGATTTTTTGGATGATGATAGTGATTAGATCTAAATAAATGATAAATAGTATTGTATAGTTTCCTAATGTCTTGTAAGAGTAGTATTAATTCAAAATTACAAGAGCAATCAATCAACAAATAAAAACAGAATTTTAACCTTCTTTAATATAAAAAAAAATCATAGAAATAAGGCAAGTTATTATATAATTATCTTGTCTTATTACTTAATTAAACATTTTGAAAAATATATTTATTTTCTAGGTGGTATGTATAAATTAATTTTAGTTGTCCATTCAATAGCTTTTTCATGAAATTTTTTATTAGTCATATACTTATCTGGATGATATTTTTTTAAAATATTTCTATAATCATGTTTTGCTTTTTTTATCATTTTAGGTCGATCGTTATCATTTATATTTAAAATCTTTATATTTTTAATGTTATTTTTTAGTATTTCTATATCTTTTTGATAATTCGCTTCAGCATTAGAATATCTATCTTTTTCTTGATTAATAATTTTTTCATTCTCCGTTAATATTTTTTCTTTTTCTTTTTCTTTTTTATTAAATTTCTCATCCATTAATATTTTTTCTTTTTCTTTATTAATTAAAAATTTTTTCCACATTTGTTTTTCATGTAATTGTATTGCTTTTATACGTTTTTTTTGACCAATAGGTGTTGATTGTTTACATATATTTATATCACCATTTCTTATATCAAAACTTCTACAGACACTATTAGTATTATAACTTTTATCAAATATTATTTTGTTATTTAAATAATCTTTTTTAGCATTTATAATAGTTTGTGTTGTGATAGATAAAGTTAAAATAATACAGTTAGATAAAATTAATAAAATTATTTTTGTCATAGGATAGTTAATAATTATATATTTTAATAATTTAATCAAATTTATAAATTTTAACTAACATATTTTTAAAAAAATAAATAAGTTATTAGGACAATTACTTAAAGTTTAATTCTAATACACTATATTTATGATAAAAATATATTCTAGACATATTATTTTTAAAGATATTGTAAATTGTGTTTATAATAGTATTAAAAATTTAAATTATAAAGTTAAGATAACCGATAAGATTGATGATAATAATGATTTATATATATTAATAGGAGTAGTTGAATTTATAGATAAAATTCCTAATAGATATATTATATTTCAATTTGAACAAACAAATGTTTTTTTTAATGATAAAAAAGATATCTGGTTTACAAAAAAATATATTGAACTACTTAATAATGCTATTTATATTTGGGACTATTCTAATGATAATATTAAATATTTGATTAAAAATCTTAATATAGGTAAACCTGAAACAATATTTTATATTCCATTAAAATACTCTAATTGTCTCGATAATCTTAAAAAAATAACTGAAAATAAGAAAGATATCGATATATTATTTATGGGCAGTATAAATGAAAGAAGAAAAAAAATATTAGATAGATTAGAAAAAAAATATATTACTCATACTGCACCTAATAATTTATGGAATGAAGAAAGAGATAATTTAGTATCAAGAAGCAAGATAATTTTGAACATTCAATTTTATGATAATGGTTTATTAGAAATGGTAAGATTATCTTATCTATTGTCAGGAGGAGCATTTATAATTTCAGAGATAGGACGAGAAGAAGATATTGCTGAAGAAATGAAACACTTTTTGATACTAGGAAAGTATTCTTCTTTAGAACTTTTAATAAATAAATATTTAGAAAATTCTGAAGAAAGAATAAAAAAAAAAAAACAATTAATTGAAAATTGGAAAAAAACAAATATGGATAATTCAATTCCTTTAAAATGTCTTGAAAATGAAGAAACAGGAATAATAAAAAACAAAGGGAAAATAGATTATTATATACCTAAAAATATAGAATCTATTGAATATAATGTCTCTGAAGAAGGATATTGTATATTAAAATTACCAAACATATTAGATGAATACCTACCAAATGTATCAATAATTACTCCTACAAAAAATAGAAAAATATTCTTTAGATTAGCAATTACGAATTTCAACAATTATATTTATCCACAAGAAAAATTAGAATGGATTATTGTAGATAATGGTAATGAAGACTTAGAAGATATTTTACCAAAAGATTATAGAATAAAATATATAAAGGTAGATAATAGAGAAGATTATTCAATAGGATTTATGAGAAATAAATGTATAGAAAATTGTTCTAACGATATAATATGTTATATGGATGATGATGATGTTTATAGACCCGAGTCTATATTAGCAAGAGTAAAATCATTAATCAAATATAAATCAGAAGGAATAGAATGTGTCGGATGTACTCAAGTTGGATGTTTTAATATAATTAATGGTCAATCAGTTTTAGGTTCTAATAATTTAATGTATTTATCTGAAGCTTCTATGACTCATACAAAAAAATTTTGGATTGATCGAAATTATGATAATTCGGATTATTATGGTGAATTTAAATATTTTTTACTGTATAGACAAAGTAAAATTAAATCAATTCCTTATCAATTTATAATGACGGCTTTAAATCATAAAACAAATAGTACTGGTAATCTTAGACATTTTAAGAACTATAATGAATGGATTGAAAAAAATAGCAATGATAAAAATTTTTCATTTTTTGACTTATTTGAAAATAATATCAAAAGTATTATCAAGAGTATTATAAAAAATTTATAAATATATATATAATAATAAAAACTATGTATACAAAAATTGTAAATCCCTATACAAACAGAAAAGTTAGTATATTTTCGAAACAAGGTAAAATTATTCTTAGATCATATTTAGATAAACAATCATCCGCGAAGCGTGATAAGAAAAAGGCTTTCCGCGGCGGTCGCTTTCTTACAAGATTCTTTATAAAAACAGACAATTATATAACGGATATAACAGATGATATACGCTTAATATTGAATACTCAGTTTGAACCTGATGATGATGAGCCACCAACACTTCTACAGATTGTAGATATAGTAAATCATAATTATTTAAATGCTCACGTTGATAGCGTTAGAATTGGTCGAGTTAAAATCACATATTTAGAAAATAAACTACCAAGAATGTTACAGGCAGATACTGGGATACTTGATAATATAAACATTGATGATACGATAGCTTCTATAACCTTTTTAGGACCATTAAATGACAGTATTTTGGAAGGTTTGAAAGATCCAACATTTCAAAAAGCTGCTAAGGAAATACGAAATCAAAGGATTCAGGGATATGATCTTGCGAAGGGTTATATGGAAAACCCATTCAGTAAAACTGTGATGGAACGTGTAACTAACCAAATGGATTCAGATATAGAAGAAAAACAGAAAAAATTTTTGGAAGAATATGAAAAACTTAGCAAAGAACAGCTTGATACAAAGGAAAAAGAAGAAGAAGAAAAACTACAAAGAGAAATAGAGAAAAGGCAACGTGAATTTGAAATATCTAAAACGGAACGCGAAATGGAGGAAATCGCAAGACAAACTATACGACGAGAAGAGAAAAGTTTAGCAGATGAAGTATCATTTATGGATTATTTGACCAAATATATGGTTGACGAGGGTTTAGTAACATTTCAAATACCAATTCAAGGCCCTGAAAACCAAGAAGATCTAATAAGACAAGCAACAGAAGTAGCAAGACAATTTCTTTATCTTTTATCAGAAACAGTATGGGCAGGAGGCAGTAGCGTTAAAAATCTACAACAATATAAAGACTGGGTAAATAGTGATGGTCCACATAATTTACATAATGAAGGTATATTAAATCCGGAGGTAGTAAAAAGTATGCGGAGCCATATTTTAGCACATCTACATCAATAGCGTTCGTCCATAAAATTTAACTCGTTAAGGTGCATTAAGTCAGGAAGTAGTAATATTAAACAAATATTTAAAAAAATTAATTTTAAAAGATAGAAAAATAAGCTTATTCGTTCAGAAATGTATCTGAGAACCTGTCTTAAGTGTAAGTAAGAAAAAATAGAATTACGTTATAAAAATATATATTTTTTATATTTAATATTTATATTAAATATGATTGATAGTATAAAAAGTAAAATTTTGTTTATTAAATCGAAAAATGATGAAGATATTACATTTGATGCAATAAATAGTCATATATGTAATTTAAATAGTTGTAGAGAGTTACGTTTTCATAATTATTATTATATAAATAATGAAAAACCTTTTGAGATAACCGATAAAATTTTATGTAAACTAAATAAATTAGAAATAAATAATGAAAATGTTAATTCATATTCTCTAGAATTATATTCAAAAGAATTAGAATTAAGTGAATTAAAAGCTTTTATTAATGAATTAAAGCGAAAATATTTATACGAAAAAAATAATAAATTAGATAATTTAAAATATTATTTTGATGAACATCATGTAACATTGATGAAAAATAGTAATGATACTATAAAATTTTCAACTGCGCCAACGGAAATAGTTTTTAAAATGACACAATTTAATACTAACAAATCCTTAAAAAATGTTTTTGGAAATCATTTAAAATTAATTAAAGAAAGGATGGATTTATTCATAAATAATACACAATGGTATATAGAAAAAGGTATACCCTATACATTAGGAATATTATTACATGGTCCTCCAGGTACAGGAAAAACATCAATAATTAAGGCTATTGCGAAAGATACTAATAGACATATTTTTAATATTAAATTATATCAAGATACTACTAAATCTCAAATTCATAATCTTTTTTTTAATGAAAATGTTAAAGTAATAAAAAATGGCCAGACCGAAACTTTCACAATACCATTAAATGATAGAATTTATGTTTTAGAGGATGTAGATTGTGATAACGAATTATTATTAGATAGAAATTTTAAAACAACAAAAGATCATAAAATAGTTAAATCTAATAATTATGAAAATACATTTGAATCTAGATTTGAACAATATGATTTACATAAAATTCATTATGCAGATTTTTTTAAAGATGATGATAATAAATGTAAAGATAATAATTTTAAATTAAGAGGAGATAATGAATTACAAGAAGATACTACAGAACAATTAACATTATCTTATATACTAAATATTTTAGATGGTATACTAGAAACTCCTGGTAGAATTTTAATTATGACTACAAATTATCCTGATAAATTAGATAAAGCTCTAATAAGACCAGGTAGAATTGATATAAATTTAGAAGTAGGGTATTGTGATATATCTATGATTCAAGAAATGTTTAAATTCTTCTATAATAAAGATTTAATAATCGACACTTCAAATGATAAAAAAATACAAAATATTACACCTGCTCAGTTAAATAAAATCTTATTAGATAATTTTAATGATAGTGAAACTGCTAAATCAATAATCTTAAGTACAGTTTTAGAATAATTAATTTATTTTGATATAAAGTTTACTTTTTTTTTTAATTTATAATAATTTAATTTCTAGAAAAATAAAATATAAAAAGTATAGATTTATTTGGAAACCTCATTTTCCCAAATTTTATTGATAATTTATAAATAAGTTTCTTGTTTTTTTAATTAGAAGTTTAAAGTTAGTTTGTTTAAATATAGTAATGAAATATTCTAAATTTCCAAAACCAATGGGTTACGAAACTATCAAAACTCATAATGGAGAAGAATATACATTAAATGAAGTTTTAGAAGCAAAAACATCTTTAGATGAAATAATGAATAGTTCTTATGAATTTGTATCGAATGATAATATAGCAATAAATGAAGATAATATCCTATATTATGTTATATTGTATGAATCAAATCGATATAGTGATTTTATTCAACCTAAAAACATATTAGATTTTTTTTCACATATTAAAAATTTATATTATTCTACTTCTAATGATACAGAAAAAGTAGTATTATCTTGTGAAGAATTTAATTCTTTAAATAAAACACTATTTAAAAATATAAATATTTTTTATAAAGATACTAATATTGAACCCTGTAATAAATGTACTATATGTACTGAAAAATTTAAACCATGTGCTCAGAATATAGTACTAGATTGTAAACATAATTTTCATAAAAGTTGTATAAAAAGATGGGTAACAGAAGAATCTGCCACATGTCCAATTTGTAAACAAGAAATAATTACATAAAAAATTGATTTAAATACTTTAATATATTATGTTTATATAATGACGTTAGCTGTTGAAAATTTCAATAAATGTATGGAAGATAAAAAACAATATTTTTTAGAGAATACTTTTGATCCTGATATATTTAAAATAGAAGATGTTGAAAATGATAATGCTTGTTTTTATAGGGCAGTAAGTAATGTAATAAATTATAGTTGTCCTTCTGATAAAATTAGTAGTCTTAAAAAATTAGACAATTATGGTTGCTATAAAAATATAGAACAGGTACTTCAAAATGAAGATTGGGGTTATTCTTCAGATAATCAAGATAAATTATCTAAATATTTTCAAAAAAAAAGTTATAATTGGATCAAAAATAATTTTCATATATATTTAGAGGAATATGGTATGAATTTAGAAACAATGTGCCAAATAACACATGAAATTGATATAAAAGAATATATAGATAGGTATAAATACTTTGCTGGTGATAAAATCATTACTAAACATGATTCTGGAAAAGTTTATAAAAGTGGTGGAAAAAAAGGACAACCAATTATTACTGAAATTGAATTAGAAGATAGATGGGGAAGTACACTTGAACAAATCGCTTTAAGTGAAATATTTAAAGTTTCTATAATTATATTAAGTCCTCAAAATTTATTACATAATAAAATTATTACTGGTAAAATTACTAATAACAAGGCTGAAAAAGGTGTTAGATTTAAAGTAATGCAAATTATAGGAAAATCTTATTTATTAGAGAAACATCCTATATTTATACTTTGGAAAAAACAAAAAAACGAAGGTCATTACATTGCACTCTATTTAAAAGAATTTCATGATTCTATAGAAGGAAAGTCACTTCAATATATATATAAACAATTATTTCCTAAAAGACAATCATTAAAAGATTATATTGATTCAACAAAAATAGTTTAATCTAAAATTTCTTCATAATAATCATAAATTAATATTACACATAAAACCATACTCGCATAAGCACTAAATAGCCATGATGATACATTATAAATATCTGAATTATTATAATTTAAAGAAATTCCATTTTTATTAGAAATAATTATTGATTCTCCCAATAATGTAAACATACTAAATGTTAGCCAGGTCATTATTATTTTATCTTTTTTTTTTTTTTTTATTTTCGAGATATAGTAATAGAGTCCTAATAATATAATTGTAATTGGTACACAATATTTTGAATTAATAAAAATATATAAATTTAAAGTATTTAAAAATATTATATTAGCAACTATAAAATTATTATAACTATTCTTTTTATAAAAATTTATAATTTGTTTTAAGCATTTTTTCATATTATTATAATTTTATTAGAAGATAAATAATATAAATATGATTTAAAATCAATAAAATTATTATATATTAAAGAAAATGATTTCATTTCATCAAGTAAAAGTTGTTAATGAATTTAAAAAAAAAAAAATTATATTTAAAAAAAAAAAAAAAAAAAAAAAAAAAAAATAAAAAAAAAAAAAAAAAAAAAAAAAAAAAAAAAAAAATAA